CAACTTTGACTCCAGCAACTTTAGCGTCATCAGCAGTGATTGATTCAAGTGAGTCTTACAAGGAAACACTTACATCAGCCGCTACTTATACCAACGTGGGTTACACCATGAATGGTTTAGAATTACAATTCCAACCAGACTTCGGTGAAGTTCAGGTAGATCAAATTCTTGACGTTGCAAGACTATACAAGCAAGGTATGCAAGTAAATCTTGCTACCGCTTTTGCTGAAGCAACCCTAGAAAACTTGCTTGTAGCACTAGCATACTCTGATGATAAAATAACAGGAAATAAAAACGCATCAACAGGTCAAACACTTAACTTAAGTGCAGGAGATATCGGAGATGTTCCAGTAGAACGAGGAATCGTTGCTGTTGGTCCAGGATCTGGTGACCCAGCCACTTTTGCGGACAAAGAACGCATCTATGCAGCATATCGTGCTCTATCAATTGAGAACGTAACTGTGTCAGCAAAGCGTGATGAGCCGTCAATGTTTGAAGTTTCATTCCGTCTTCTTCCTGAAGATACATCAGGTTCTTACGGTAAGATCATTGATCGTACCTATGGACAATCATAATCTAAACTTAGATTAAACAAAAGCCCACCTTTAATTAGGTGGGTTTTTTGTTTTGCCTATGATAGAATAGAAATTATGGCAACAACCGTTTATCAAAATAAAGTAATAAAACTTATTGATGGCACAGAGTTAGAAATAAATCCATTAAAAATAAAACATTTACGTGAGTTTATGGAAGCATTTGAGTATGTCAAAAAAGCCAAAAATGATGACGAAGCCATAGAATGTATAACAGAGTGCATTAGAATTTGTATGAAACAATATTATCCAGATGTAGCACTAAACAAAGAGGACATAGAAGATAGCCTAGACATGCCAACTATATATTCAATATTAGATGTTGCAGCGGGAATTAAAATAAACAAAGAATCTCAAGAAACAGTAAAAGATCAAGCAAAAGACAGTAATGCTACTTGGTCTGAGTTAGATTTAGCAAAAATAGAAGCAGAAGTATTTTTATTGGGCATTTGGAAAGATTACAAAGAATTAGAAGAATCGCTATCTATGCCAGAATTAATGGCCACCCTTTCTAGTCGTAGAGAACTTGACTATGAAGAAAAAAAATTTCTTGCTGCAATTCAGGGGGTAGATTTAGATAAGCAATCAGGTAATGATAGGGGACAAAAAGAGTGGGAAGATATGAAGGCCAGAGTATTTAGCAAAGGCAAGACAGGCGATGGCAAAGACATTTTGGCTCTTCAAGGACATAGTGCCCAAAAAGCAGGGTTTGGCATTGGTCATGGTTTAGATTACGAAGATTTAACAAAATAAAATAATAAAAAAATAATCATCATCATGCTATAATTGACATAGCCTATAGGAGGAAAAATCAATGGCAACAAACACGTATGAAGAGGTAGAACTAGTTCTTTTGGACGGAAGCAAGATTAAAGCAAGACCGCTTAAAATCTCATTACTTCGTCCATTTATGAAAAAGTTTTCAGAACTAGCAGAGGTGGCAGAGGATAATGACAAGTCAACAACTGTCCTTATTGAGTGTGTTCAAATTGCTATGAAGCAATATAAGCCAGAAATTGCAGAAGATGCTAAAAAGTTAGAAGAAAATATTGATCTTCCAACTGTTTACAGAATTATTGAATCTGCTTCAGGGGTAAAACTTCAAGATGCAAATGCACTCTTGAACACAGTTCTTGCAAACAATTAAATAATGAGGTGAAAGAATGAGTGATGTTAATGCCAAAATTGGCGTACAAATTGATACGTCGCAGGCGTTAGCGGAACTTAAAGGTTTACAGCGACAGTTAGCACTATTCCATACTTCGGTATCAAAGGGTAGTGCTTCTGCTGCTGCTCAACAAAGAAATATGCAGCAGAATCTGCTGAATTCAATAAATGCTACTGGTAAATTTTCAGCACAAATGGGTGTTGTTAGAACATCTACAGAATCTTTTACACATTCTCTTGAAAAAAATAAACTGTCAATGCGTGAATACTTCCGTTTTGCGGGCGGTTCAACAAAAACATTTGGAAGATTATTTAAAACAGAGTTTGACACAATTGGCAAGGTAGCGCAAGAGCGTGTAAAAAAATTACAAACACAATATATTAAACTAGGCCGTGATGCAAGCGGAGCAATGAAGGCTATCTCTGTTACTCCAACTAGCCTAAACATGAAAGACTATGGCACGCAAATTGCTATGGCAGCACAAAAACAAGCACTATTTAATCAATTATTAAAACAAGGATCTACCAATCTTTTAAACTTTGGTAAAAACACACAATGGGCAGGTCGCCAACTTATGGTTGGTTTTACAATTCCACTTGTTTATTTAGGAACTGTGGCTGGCAGAACATTTATGGATCTTGAAAAACAGGCTATTAGATTTAAACGTGTTTATGGAGACGTCTTTACAACAACGGAACAAACAAATGAGGCTCTTGAAAATATAAAACAACTTGCAGAGTCATTTACAAAGTATGGTGTAGCAGTTGTAGATACAATGAAGATGGCAGCAGATGCTGCGGCAATGGGTAAAACTGGAGCAGAACTTACTGCACAAGTTGCACAGGCTACAAGACTTGCAGTCCTTGGTGGAGTAGAACAGAGTCAAGCATTAGAAACCACAATATCAGTAACAAATGCTTTTGGAATAGCAGCAGAAGATTTAGCAAAAAAGATTGACTTTCTTAACGCAGTTGAAAACCAAACAGTTGTATCTATTGAAGATTTAACTATTGCAATTCCTAAAGCAGGTCCAGTTGTTAAACAACTTGGTGGAGATGTTGAAGATTTAGCATTTTTCTTGACTGCCATGAAAGAGGGCGGTATCAATGCATCAGAAGGCGCCAACGCACTCAAATCTGGTCTTGCATCATTAATTAATCCAACAAAAAAAGCAAGCGCCATGCTTGCAGGGTTTGGTATTAATATTAATGCAATTGTAGAAGGCAACCAAGGAAACATTAGACAAACAGTTATTGACTTTTCAAGAGCCTTGGATACATTAGATCCACTTAATCGTGCTCGTGCAATTGAACAGTTATTCGGCAAGTTCCAATTTTCACGTTTATCAACATTATTTCAAAACGTAACAAAAGATGGAACACAGGCATCAAAGGTACTTGCTTTAACAACAAACTCAGTTGAACAACTTGCGATTATGTCTGAAAGAGAACTTGGAGTTTTAGAGAATGCTGTTGGAACTAAATTTAAAAAAGCAATTGAAGATCTTAAGTTAACTCTTGCGCCAATTGGTAAAACATTTTTAGAAGCAGTAACTCCAATTGCTCAATCAATTGCTGGCTTATTAGATAAATTTAATAATCTTGGAGATGGCACAAAGAAGTTTATAGTAGTAGCAACTACACTGGTTGGAGTTATTGGCCCAGTATTATTAATGACTTTTGGTTTATTATTAAACGCTGTTGCAAATGGTATTAAATTATTTGCAGTAATGCGTAGTGGATTTTTAAGGCTTGGCGGTAATTCAAAAATCCTTGCAGAACAAACAAATTATTTATCAGTAGAACAATTAGAGGCTGCAACAATAGCAGCATCACTAAATCAAAGACATACACAACTTACACAACAGTTTGTAATGGAAGCAGGTTCACTGAAATTACTTCGTCAGGCATATATTGATGCAACTGCAGCAGCAGCAAGGTTTGCAGCAACAAATCCAGGAATGATGTTACCAGGATTTAGAGGAATAAAAGGCGGAGGAACGCAAAAGTTTTCTTCTGGAACTACAGGTGTAGTTGGCGGGGAATCAGGAAAAGATTCTGTACCAGCATTATTAACTCCTGGAGAAGCAGTAGTTCCAGAGCCAATAGCACAAGACGATAGATTTAAACCATTAGTTGCAGCACTTGTAAGTGGAAAAATTGCACAATATAATGGTGGAACAACTGGAGTAAAGCCAGGCTTGGCATTTGGACATGCTGTAGATTATAGACAAGTTTCTGGAGCAAACGTATCAGATAAATTTAGACAACTTGGCTTTGGAAGAGAAAATCTTTATACGTCCGTTGGCTTTGATATTCCTAAAGAAATGAATGCACAATTAAACAGAACTAATTCAAGAGTAAACATTGATGATTATAGAAAAGCCCTTCTTAATAACAACTCTTTAAGAACAATGACTTTAAGTCTGGCTAAAAGAGGAATTCCAGATAGAGAAGCATATAAAGTTGCACAACAAATTAGAGGAAATTTATTAAAATCTTTAAGTGGTTTGCCATCTGGTACTTTAATTAATGACAAAATGATTTACTCTAGAATGGGTAATGAAAGAACTGGAATTATGGGTGCGCTTGCAAAATCAGGAGATCCAATTATATCTAAAGCAGCAAGATCATTGCTTGGAGCAGCATCTACAAGTGCGGTTGGCGGATCAAAAATTGCAACAAATAAATTAAAGCCAATTGATGATGTAATTAAGGCAGTACAAAAAACTCGTTCAAATCCAGTATTGGTTAAAAAATTAAATGAGTTAAAAAAACTTAATCCAAATCTTCAAATTCCAACTAGCCTAAATAGTGCAGGTGAAATTGTTGCTTATAGAAGACCTGAAATAACAGGTGGAAAAGTTACAGGGAATAATGTAATGAATGGATTAGTTGATGGAAAGTTTAGATCACAAAGAGAATTTCTAGGTGGTGGACGACAGGTTCTTAAAATTACTAAATCAATGAATGATACCTTTGATAGATTAATTAGTAAACAACCTCAAAAAGAAACTGTTGCCGTTAGAGCAAGAGGAGAGTTTAAGCGTGATTCCAGTGGAAAATTAACCGCACTTACTGGACAAAACACTGAAAGAAAGCCAGCATCGGTTGGAACAACAAGCAGAAATATTGCAGATAATAGAACAACAACTCTTGGTCCAAAAGAAACTGTAGTTCAAAGAATTAGAAGAATACGTGGCTTTGCTGATGCTCAAAAGGTTGACAGCAAAGGAGTTCCTTTATCTGAGGCTACATCTAAATTGGCAATGGGTCCTAGAGGTTTAATTGCTAAACAGCAACAAGAAATAAAAAAACAAAATGAATCAATAAAACAATCAACCCAGGCTACAGATGATCTTACAAAGCAAACAAAAACAGCAAAACAAAGTCTGACTGCTTTTAGTTCAAAAGCAACTATGGGCCTTGGCGCTATCTCTGGACTTACAATTGCAGCATCTTTTGCTGGAGGCAAGTTAGGAGAAATGGCTCAAACTATAATGCCATTTGTTTTTGGATTACAGGGTATTGCTATGATTCTTCCACTACTCGCTAATCCTTTGGTAGCAGTTGTTGCTGGATTTGCTTTGGTTGGTGGAGTAATATATAAAATGGGTAAAGATTTAGAAAAAGCAAGGCTAGAAGGAATTAATCTTGCTAAATCAATGAGTATGACTTCAGAAAAATTAACTGCTTTATCTGTTATTGCTGGAACTGTAAGTGCAAGTGAAGAGGCTGCAAGAAGAAGAAAAAACATAGTTTCTGGAACAGTTGAAGGACAAAGACAGTTTGGACAAAATACATTAGAGAGTGAGTTTGGAAAAGGAATTCTTGCAGATATAGAAAAACAATCTAAAAGTGGTAAATCAATTAAAGAAATATCTCAAAACCTTGCTAATAATTTAGCAGTTGCAGTTGCACAAGGAGCGGTAACAACAAGTCAAGCAAGAAGCATTTCTGCAGCACTTGGAGAAAAACTTGGAAGTTATGAAATTCCAGCACTAGTAAGTGGAAAACTTGTAAGTCTGCTTGGTCCAAATGGCGAAAACCTTGCAACAGATCCATTACAGGTAACATTGCAAATACAAAAAGATTCTATGCAAAGACAGGCTGACTCTTTTAGAACAGCAGTAGATGGGGCTATTAGTGAATCAACTGGTCCAAATGTATTGGCAAGAGTTGCTGGCTTTGGATTAATAGCAGCAGGAGCAGCCGCTGCCGTTCTCACCGCAGGCGCTGCTGCAGTTCCAGGTGCAGCCCTTGCCGCTACTGGAGCGGGATTGATGCTTGGAGGAGAGGCAGACGCTAATAAAAGAAAATCAGTAAATGTTAAACTTGCTGCAGCAGCAGTTGAACTTGGAATACAAGAGGTAGCACAAAATCAAGGACTTGTAGATTCATTAAATAAACAATATGATTTAAAGTTAAAGTCTGCAAAAACAGAACAAGAAATAAAAACAATTGAAGATCAAAGAAAAGCAGGTCTTGCTACATTAAATGCAAGTAATGCAAATGCATTAAATTTATTAGTAAAACAAAGAGATCAACTAGGAGGAGAAGCGTTTACTAAAGGAATTAAGGCAGCAGCAGATGCGATGTATAAAGAAGGTCCAATGGCAGTCTTTAAAGATCAAGCATTAGACGCATTAAATAATTTAAAAGATTCAGAATTTAAAACAGAGTTGCAGGTAGGTCTTGCATCTGGGCAGGTAGGACCAGCAGTAATTACAAAAATTCTTTCAACTGCAGCAGGAAATAAAGGATTTGAAACAGCATTTAGTCTTTTAGTTGACAAGCAAGGTCTTGCAGATGCTGCATTAATTGCAGAATTGTTACCATCTGAGGGTGCAACAGATACAACAAGAGCGCTTATGCTTGGATATATTAATAACAACAGTGAAGATTTTGATAAAGATATGCAAGCATTAAGTTTCTTAAATCAAATAAATCCTACATATGGAATTACTCTTGATCTTAAAGCCAATGGAATACAGCAATTGGCAACGGCTACAAATGCATTAAAACAAATTGAAGGGCTAGATCCCACATTAACTAAAGATGTAGTTGCAAAACTTGCTGAAGAAAAACCAGGAGAGTGGAAGGCTTTTTATGATCAATGGACAATTTTGTCTGAAGGAAAAGATTTTGTAAATAAAAACCTAAAGGTTGCTTTTGATGTTGTATCTAACGATCCAAACTTTAAAGGTTTTGAAGGTGCTGCTGGCAAAAGTGCAGCAGAAATTATAGCAAAGGGTGGAATATTACCAGGAGCAATACCAGGTGGAGGAGTTGTTGAAGATAAGGGTCCTGGCAAACGAGATACAGTGCTTGACGACTTATTATTAAAATTAAAATTATTTAGAAAAGAGTCTGTAAATGCTTTGGGTGGTTGGAAAGAACTTGTCAAACAACTGGGTAGCGGAAAATCTATAAATGCATTTAAGGGAACTACAAATCAATTACAAGGTATGGGTGCTAACGAAAGTTTAGTTCAGTTTGCCGAAGGACTTGGTGCAGAAGAAGCAGGAAAATTCTTTGATAAGATTACAAGTAAGGCAAAGAATGGCAAGTTAGTGCTAAACGATTATGGTAAATCATTAAACCGACTATTCCCAACAGTTCAGGCGGGTATATATTTAAGACAACAGGACCAGATTACAAGAGAACAAACAACTCAAAATAAAGCACTATCAATGCTGAGAGCAAGAGGCGTTGATGCCGCTACTGCACTAGAATTAACTGCTGATGCAGCACAAGCAGCAGCGATCGTAAGTAAAGACCTGGATGGCAAAGATCTAGAAAAAATGATTGATAGAACTAAAAAGGCTACTGCTGCAACAAAAGAATTTGAAAAAGCATTAAAGGCTACTCAATTTGAAGCAGATGAATTATCAGAAGGTGGAGCAGAAGCATTAAGTGAAAATTTTGATTATCAATTTATTGAAATTCAAAAAAAGGCAAAAGATTCATTTAAAAAGATAAATGGTATGTCTTCAGAAGCAATAGAATTAAGCATTATGATTGACGAACAAGCAATTAATAAAATTGAAGATGAGATTAATGGAATTAACTTAAAAATTAAATCTTATAGTCGCACTCTTGACTCAATCGGTAAACAAGAAAGTATTATTACAGAAACTTATGATAAAAAAATTGAATCTTTAAATAAACAAAAAGACGCTCTTGAATCAATAAAATCAATAAATTCATTTTTGATTTCACAACAACAAAAACAACTTGGCCTTGCTAACGCATTAACTCAAGGAGATATTTCAGCAGCCGCTTCAATTGCACAAGAAATGCGAGCAAGTTCAGCAGAGGAAGCCCTTAATAGAATGGGTGGAGGATTAGAAAAAGCAACAAGCAACTTAGAACTAGAAAAACAAAAAGATTTGTCTTTAGTCACCGCTGTTGTTAATGGTGAAAAGTTAACTAGAAAACAAATTGATGCGAAAATTATTACTTTAAACGATGAAATTTATAATATTGAATTAAAACAACTTGAACCTTTACAAAAACAAGCAGATGCAAAAAAGAAATTGCTTTCTGATCTTGATTTTCAAATTTCAAAAGAACAACAATCATTAACAATTAATGGAATGACAAGGGCTGAGTGGGACTTTATACAAAGATATACAGATGCAACAAATAAACATCTGAATCAAATAGTAATTGATATAGACAAGGTTGCCACTTCTTCCACCACAGCAGCAGGTGCGTGGACAAGTATTCTTGCTTCAATGAAGGCTGCATCATCGCTTTCAGGAGCAGTGCCTAGCCCTACAGCAAAAACTGCAGGTCCTGCAGACTATGATAAAATGCAAAAAGATTTAACAAAAGAATTTACAGATAGGGGAATAGCATCAGGTCCAGCATCAGGCTTGGCCGCATCATCTGTTAGATTACAGGCCCAAGCCGATGCTTATTTTAAAGCAAATCCAAACATTGATCCATTTACTGGAGCACAGAAGAAAATGTATGGTGGAAAAATTTTATCTATGGCTATGGGAGGACTAGTTCCTAAATATATGGCTAATGGTGGATCAATTGGCTCTGATACCGTGCCAGCAATGCTCACCCCTGGCGAGTTTGTAATGAACAAAAAAGCAACCCAGCAGTTTGGCCCATTGCTATCAATGTTGAATGAGTCAAAATATCCTTCAATGATTGGCAATAGAAATAGTGCCCAGGTTCCAGTTAATAGTATTTCTACATCAATGAATGATAATTCTACAGCAGTGTATAATTATAGTCTGGGATTTAATATTAACGGAAGTAACTCAAATCCAAATGATATTGCTAGGGCAGTAATAAGAGAAATTAAAAATGTTGATTCACAAAGAATTCGGGGGCAAAGAATATAATGGCTACTAGTGCCTATCTAACAGGTAGACGTAGATATACAAGACCCCAGGGTATCTTATGGGCAAACAACCCTGGAACCCTCTCTAATGGCCTATACGTGCCCAATGGGATAGAGGTAGGAGCATCTACGGGAGAAACAAATCCAAGCCTGTTAGACCAGTTTATTATTTTATCTGATCACAATAGGGGTGATATGCAATTTAATACCCAAAGAATTGAGCAACGCCAAAGAACAATTAATGGTCGTATGCGTTCATATCATATTGCAGACAAACTAACCATGTCTGTGTCTTGGAACATGTTGCCATCAAGAGCCTATAGTGCTGATCCAGCATTTAATACATCAACTGGCATATCTCCAAGTGAAGGATCTAAAACAGAGTACACAGCAGATGGCGGTGCAGGTGGAGTAGAACTTCTTGATTGGTATGAGACACATCAAGGTCCATTTTTTATGTACCTTGCTTATGATAAATATACAAATTTAGATGGGGAAAATTATCAATATACTGGTTTGAATAGATATAACCAAATTATTCAAGTTTACTTTGCAGATTTTAATTATTCCGTGATAAAGCGTGGAGCGACAAATCATGACCTTTGGAACATATCGGTAACCTTGGAAGAAGTTTAAATGTTTGAAAGCACCGAACTAAAAAACCATTTTGAAACATCTGCAACAATACAAACAGAATCCCTAGTTTTGGCTGAGTGGAACATGAATATGCCAGATAATATATTTAAACTTGGCAATTATAGATATAGATCTCAAGAGCAAAGTTCTAAATTTTTAACATTACCAAACACATTTGATAACGCAGACACTGGGTTATTTTATACTGGTGCAACAGACGCTGATGTTATCATTGACGGAGGATTTGAAAATAATGAAACACCACAAATTTTTACATCTATAAAAGAAAAAAATAAACTTTTATACTCACTAGAAGATTGCGTAAAACCATTCAGGCCAAGATCTGGTATTAACAAAGCAGTTGCCTTTAAAGGAAAGTTTTTATCAAACTCTGGCAGTGACCTTGCAAGAAGGCCAAGATATTATATGGCATCACGCTATGATCAATTTAAATATTTTACATCTTTTAGAACTGAAAGTGGTATTGAAAGAGGTATTGCTAAAATAATTGTTAATGGCAATTACTATATAGATGATGCCGTACCGTTTGTAGTTTATAAAAAAAATGTACCAGCAAACCGAATTATTGTAAAAATGCAAACTAATGTTGGAGATATAGACTTGGGAGATTTTACCGATATATCTAAAACTTTTGCAGATCCATTTTTTGGTAATGAAAATAAGACAACACCAACAAGATGGAAAATTCAGTACCTTGAAGAAAATAATTGGACAGATGCTTACGTATTTACTGAAAATGATACTCGCAATGATGGATCTCCTATTATTGCTTCTGACGGCTATGTTGAGTTACAGTATGGAGTAAAAAATATTCCAAGTATTTTTGAAGACAATTTTATTCATGTTGATACAATTTCATCATCTACTTTGTTGCCAAAAGAATCAATAAATGGATACGCATATTTAGTTATTGCAAACGAAAATGAAGTTGGAACATATAGTGTTTGGAATAGCACTACAGAAGAATATGAAACATTTGCTCCAGTTTACGGCTGGGTATTAGGAAACGAAGAAATTAATAATAAAACAACTTTTGTTACAGATCTTACAAATCCATTATCTTTTCAAGAAACAACAAACGGTAAAACTTTTTACAGAGAATTTCAAAATCTTCGTGGTCTAAGAATTGTTGTAGAGAGAATGAACAAATTTGACTCTACTTTTGATTTAATTGAAATGTCACCAAGACTGATTGTTGATTTATCTAATAAAACAATTGAATACAGTGTTAAAAAAATTCTTTCCGATCTTGGAACATCTGCTTTGCCAGTAGGACAGTTACTTGCCTCAACTGGAAGCATGTCTCTGTTTGATGATGATCAAGCATTTAATGAAAACAATACTAATAGCATAGTTAGTGATTATGTTCGTAAAAATATTAAATTTAATTTTTATGAAAAAATATTAAATGTAAGTGGGTTTGACTATTGGGTCCCAATTAAAACACTTTACTCCGATGGATTTCCACAAGCAGATGTCACTGCGGGTACGTTAGAAATATCTTTAAGAGATTTTTATTTTTTCTTAGAATCTATGCCTGCTCCAAGAATGTTAGTAACAGAAGTATCACTTAGTTATGCAATTAGTTTAATCCTTGATTACATTGGATTTAGCAACTATGCATTTTATAGAACAGTTAATGAGCCAGATCCAATCATTCCATATTTTTTTATTGCTCCAGACCAAACGGTAGCAGAAGTGTTAAACCAACTTGCAGTTTCTACACAAACAGCAATGTTTTTTGATGAATACAATAATTTTATTGTAATGAGCAAAAATTACATGCTTCCAAATTTAAATGATAGAGCATCCAGCATGGTTTTATCTGGAACTAACAACCAATCTATTAGTGGTATTGTTGAAAATTTTTCATCTGGAACACTTCCAAACATTATTTCAATTGCCTCACAAGACAAAAAAGTTTATAATAATGGAAAAATTAATTACACTACTAGGTATATACAAAGATCATATGGTTCTATTCGCCAAGCAAGTATGATTGATATAGACAAAACTTGGATCTACAAACCTGCACTTTTATGGGAAGTATCTGGAACAGACTCAACTAAAACAATTAATGAAGTTGCGTCTAAACAAGGAAAATATGTTTTGGGTGCAATGCCATTAAGTTCGGACCTTACTGCATCTGCACCAAGCGTAGTTAATCATAAAATAGTAAACAATGTTTTTGATGTTGGAGAAAATATTTATTGGCTTACAAGATACCAAGGATATTTTTATTCTAATGGAGAAGTTATTAGATATGATGCTGCCCAATTTAACGTTACTCTTGCAATTTGGTATCCAATATTATCGGACGGTATAAATCTAGATGACTCTAAACCACAAATAGTTTTACCTGGAAGACTAGCCCCAACAGGTGTTATTGATGGATTAGACAAGAAGGTTGCAAATGGAGAAATTACAGAAGCACAAAAGGGTGAAGAAATTCAGGCATGGAGGGCATCTCATAAGCAAGGTAGTAGCAATGTGTGGATTACAAATAATCAAGAATATCAAAATTTTTTTAGATCACTACCGTTTAATGGAAAAATATATCCGACTGGCTTAATAAGGATTTATACAGTTCCATTTTATGAAGAAATTGAAGGTATTACTCGCTTACAAAATGGTGCAGTTTATGAGCATGGTCGTGCTCAATTTGGAACAACTATAACAGATCATACGGCTGGAATAAATTCTTATTGGTCAGACAATTCTTATGTTAGAGGTTGTGAAATGCAAACTGAATATTTATTTACAACCACCCTACTTGAAGATATTTCTTTACCAGCAACTACTACTGGGGCAGCAGGAGTTAATAATTCTAAGGCTCAACAAACTTTAAGAAATGGAACAATTAAAAATTTTATGTCTTCAAGTTATACAACAGAAACTTCAGTTAATTCAACTACATCTCCTAAAACTGGAACAATTCAATCATCAGCGCTAGTAATGAATGGTCCAACTTTTGAAACAACAGAAACTCCAATTAATCTAGTTTCTTATGTTTATAAAGAATTAGACAATTCCTACAAACATTTTGGAACAAGAATACGTATTATTGGAAAAATTGAAAATAACGAACGCCGTAGTCAAACGCCAAACGGAAGCACAACATATTATCAAGTTGCTGGAGTTCAACCAGACCAAAACGTAAGTATTGGTGGTGGCTCAGGTGGCCTTGCAGTATTGCTTAATCCAACCACTAACAATGGGTACTATTTTGAAATTGCTGCACTAACAGAAGACAATATAGAGTCATACTTAAAATTAGACAAAGAAAATAAATCAAACATTTCTATCAACAACGTTGTATTTTATAAAATTAAAAAAGATGCATCAAATAATGATGCAATTCCTGTAAAACTTTATGGAGGTCTATCAAAAATTATAGTTGACGATGGAAGGTTTACTGGCCAATATAGAATGACTGGCGAAGAAAATCCAACGGTATATGATTTAGCAGTAGAGTACCAAGATATAGGAAAAATAAGAAGATTTTATTTATACATTAATAATCAATTAATTAAGGTTGTAGATGATCCAGATCCACTTCCAATATATAATAATATGGCTCCGTTTGTCCGTGGATCATCTAGAGTAATGTTTGAAAACATATACGCTCTATCTCAAAACTATTCTCAAAATACTGTATTTACAGTTGGAGAAACGCTATCTTCCGCCTTTGGCGACAACGAAATAAGCGCTAGTGAGTCTTTAAGAAAATATGCAATGAGTGGTATTGTTCAGGCAACTTATTTATCTGGAATTAGTTCTCAACAACCACCTAAATATAATTTATATTTTGATGAATTTGGCTCAATAATGAGAGAGTGCGCCTATTTTGATATTAAATATGATCGTGCATACCCTGCGCTTTATGCCAAATTATCGCCAACATTTAATAACATTAAGGGATATGTTTCATCTGGCTTTTATGCAGACTCATATGGTGCTGAGTTTTTAATATTTAACGCTACAGACACAGCATTAAATCTTGATGAGACAAGCGGTAATTATTTAAGAATTCAGGGTATAACATTTACACAGGATACCACTCATGAATTAACTGTTGACGAGTACTTTAAAAAACGTGGCAATTTTTCTAATCCATTATTAACTGGATCTTCTCAAATTGTTTCTCCACAAGTTGAAAAACAAAAGTTTGATGAAATTAAAAGAAGCAGGATGATTTACGGAAATAACGAGTTTACTTTAGATACCCCATACATACAAACACAGGATGATGCAGAAAATTTAATGGGCTGGACAATAAATAAACTTATGTTTCCTAAAAAATTAATCGGTTTAAAAATATTTGCAACTCCAACAATTCAACTAGGAGATATACTAACAATTAACTATAAAGATTCTAATAATTTAGATTTGGTTACTTCAGATAACTCTAGATTTATAGTTTATAATATTGAATATACAAGAAAAATAAATGGTCCAGATATGACTATTTATTTAGCGGAGGTGTAATATGGCAAAACCATTTACTCCTACTTCTGCTGGAGTGCCAAACGTAAGAAAAGAATTTGAAAAAAGAGAAGCAGCAAAAAAAGCCGAAGCAATTGCTGTTGAAGCAAAGAGAGATGCTAATAAAGCAAACATAAGAGAAGATCGTCTAAATTTTACCCCAACGCCAATCGCAAAAACTCAAACAGTTCCTACAAAATCTTCTGCTGTTCAGTCAACATCATCAAATAAATTATTTATTGGACCTATACCGATGGGAACTGTTCGTACAGCAACTGGGTATGAGCCAGCAACAGTTAAAAAAGAATCTGAACCAGGAAAAGTTAAGCAAGAAACTGTAGTTGCAAATACAGGACAAACTACTTTTATGACAGGTGCAATAGTTGCAATACCACAAACTCCAAACTTGTCAGTAACAGTCTCTCCACCTCCACCACCAGTTAAAACTGCAACATTAGATATTATTTTATTTGATGAAGAAGTTGTTACAACAGACGGAATGTTTGATCAAATATTTGAAAATATTGGCGGACAAGAATTAATTAATATAACAAGGTCTGATATTGTTAATGGTCAAAAAATATCATATCAACCAATTAAAAACCTTTCAGCCATTCAACAAATATATAATTCAAACAATATTATTAGTCTTCAACAAACCTCAGATAAATTTTTTGCTGGATTTTCAATTAAATTAGAGGACAAAATTCCAGAAACTGGCAACGGGACTAATGGAGAAAACGTGTACCTTAACGCAACAGGAGACTTAATTATTGAATTTATTAATATAAATCCTGATGAACAAATAGAAACACAGATTAGCGTAAGTGGTACAATATATGAAGCAGATCTTGGAGACTACGCCTCATGATAACTAATACTGGTAAATCTATTATTGCAAAATATTTACTTGGTCAGGCCCCTGCCTATGCCTCGTATATTGCTATTGGTTGTGGTGCTACCCCACTAGATACTGCCGATGAAATTGGCGACTATTCAACAAAAACAAATTTAAATTTTGAAATGTTTCGTGTTCCAATATCTTCTAGAGGCTTTGTAAACGAAGACGGTGTAGATAAAATTGTTTTGACAGCAGAACTACCAACAGAAGAAAGATATGAAATATCTGAAATTGGAATATATTCTGCAGGTTCTAACCCATCTGCGGGAGCATATGATAGTAAAACAGTTTTTGCTTTTACACAAACAGAAAACTGGCAATATGTAACAGCAGCATCTGCAGTAGCAATTAATACAGAATCCAATGCGTTAGATGCCCCAAACTATGACAACATTATCGCTATAGCAAATCCAGTATTTCAAACAAACGCAGATAACCCAATATTTTTTAAATCACCAAGAGTTGCAAGATATGAAAGACCAAGATTTTTAAATAATGTAATTATGATAAAAGGCAATGAGGCTGATCTTGATATTGAATCAGATAGCGGTCCAACACAAGATACTTTTCAAATAGGAGCAGGATCAAACTATATTAGATTAAGCGGAGCAACGGTTGACTTTACAAGAAATGCTCCAACAGATGAACTAAGATTGGCATTTTCAATAATAAATAGAGATGGAACATATGGGGCTGGCACTCAACCAGAAAGAGCAAGAGTTTTAGTTTCATTTGAAAATACAAGTGGAACACAATTTGCAAGACTTGAAGCAGAAGTTGCAGATGACAGTAGTGGTGGACAACATGATTTTGCTACAGAAAGGTACTTTGTTGTAACAAAACAACTTCAACAACTATATAGAACATCTGGATTTGATTGGAATGATGTTTCTGTAGTTAAAATATACGCATGTGTTATTGATGGAGTTAATCCATCGGGAAACTATTATGTAGCCCTAGATGCTTTAAAACTAGAAAATGTTGCTACAGTAAATCCACTTTATGGATTAACAGGATACTCAGTTATTCAAACTTCAGGCGCAGCAACTATAGTTAAGAGTCCCAATACCAGTAACTATGTTGAATTTAGATTTTCAGTAGATCTTTCTAGTGGAAATAATTCATAATGGCTGATGCAGGAATTAAAAAAGTTATAATTAAAAAAACATCTTTGCCAGCACTAGATCATGATAAAGTTGGATACGTTTTTAGATATAGGATTGTTTCTGAAGATAAAAACAGAACCTCTCAATGGTCTCCAATAAATCTTGTATTAGATGACTCAATTACCAGCGTTGCTGGAGCCATACAGGTCTCAACCTCGGTTATTAGTGCAGTATGGGGAGATGAATTAAATAGACCAAAGTATGATGTTTTTGTTGGATTTGATGGGGCTACGGCAACCTATCATGGGACAACACCAATTCACTCATATCAATTTATTAAAACTGGAACCACAAATGTACGTGTAATTATTCAAGTTGAATCATCTGAAAAAACATTAAATGCCAATTTGCAAATATACAATTCTGGCTTAGTTTCTTTGGTATAATAAAATAGGAGGAATAAATGGCAAAAGTACCACTACCAGAAAGAGGGCAACCTCTTGATGTTACATATTTATATCAATTGATTGAGGCTGTAAACGACCTTTCTACAAATGTTGCTTCTAAGCAAACAAGTAAAACAATTATTGATACAGCAAGTGCGGGTAAGGCAGAGGTGCAAACTTCTAACACAAGAATAGTTGGCGGTTTGGTTGAAGTTGCAAATAACTCCACAGTTTCAGCGGGAAACGAAAGAACATTTACTTATGACTTTAAAGACTTTAAATATCCACCAATAGTATCAGCAACACCAGTTAATACTAGAGGTACTCCAGCAGGACAAAACGTGAATATTGTTTTAAAAAGCGTTACAGAAACAAGAGTTGAAGGCGTTGTAAGGTTTGGTACCTCTGGTGACCTATCTTTATCAGTACACTTAATTATTATCGGAATTCCAAACTGAGAATAAAACAATGATTTTTTGTAAAAAATGTAGGGGTAGAGTACTTGTTGACAGACAATATAGTAGTATCCAGCATATGGAAACATATTGTGTTATATGTGGATTAAGAAAATTCTTTCATCCGCCAACAGAAAGCGAAGAAGGTAGATGGTTACTAGCAAAGGAATCATTCAGAGCCAAGCATACAATAACGAAACTGTAATACAAGGAAATAAAAAAATATGGTTTCTTAATGGAGATCTTGTAAGGCTTCATCATAGTTCACGATCTACTGGCATGGTTTCTGTTTATAATATAACTAAAGATAGACTTGAAACTTGTTTACGTTCAGATTTTAGAAAAAAAAGAGAAAGAGCCTACACCGTAGCAGAGACTGCTAAATTGATTAATCGTCATAGAAAGTATATGCCTAAATTAATGAAAAACGGTGTAATTCCATTACCAGTTGGATCAAAGTTAAATGGCGAACGTGGTTTTAGAATAAGGTCATATTATTCAGAAAGCATGGTAAAGGACATTCGTGCTATACTGGCTACTATACATATAGGGCAACCAAGAAAAGATGGACTTATAACAAATAATATGACTCCTACAAGCCAAGAATTGACACGGCGAATGGGAGACGGTATACTTACATATACGAAGACAGAAGATGGTAGATTTATTCCTGTTTGGGCAGAGAATATTTAATAGCAGAAATGGTGGGGTAATGGAAAACGAAAATACAAAAATATCTGTAGCACTTGGATATACGCTTAATCTAGGTAATTTTCAGTCATTAAGATTTGATTTTGGAGTAGTTGATTCTAAGCGTGATGATGAAAATACAGAGCAGGCTTTTGAAAGAATTTATAAATTTGTTGAAGAAAAGTTAACAGAAAAAGTTAAAGAAGCCGAGTCAGAGGCCGACAGTAACGACTAATGGCTGAACGCAAAGACCGTATGGCTTTGCTCAGTAGATACAATAAGTTGCATCTACAAAGATATGAAGCCAAAAGCAACATGAATCTTAATGTTGAACAATGGGCTGCAGATGCTCTTGTTGAATCTTATAGCATTTCTCAATGTTATGATTTATTAGATTATTATTTTAAGATAGCGGAAAATCCTACTTGGAATTATTTTGCATACAATGCAGAAAAAATTCTTAATGGTAAAATAGAAGTAGAGCAAGATATTAAAGAACGAGAAGAGCGAAGAAAACTAGCAAGAAAGTGGATTAGTGAATAATACAGAAGCAAAATTAATTACAGCAGTATTAAATGATAAACAAATCCATGTATTGTTACAAGCCAATGTTGATAATCTTTTAAGAACTCACAACGATGTCTGGAATTTTATTAGACAGTATTCAGAAAATAACCAATCGGTTCCACCAACATCATTAGTTGTAGAAAAGTTTAGAGATTTTAATCCAGTAGAGGGGGTTGGTGCAACTAAGCACCATCTTGAAGAATTACAATCAGAATATTTAAATGATAGCCTTAAAGATATTTTACGAAATGCAGCAGGTGAAGTTCAAAGCGGTAATGGTAATAATGCTCTTGAACATTTAATTACCAAGACATCAGAACTTAAAAAAAATACTGCTGCAATTAGAGATATTGAGGTAACAGACCTTGACTCTGCAGTTGCTTATTTTGAAAATGTAAAAAAAATGCAGGATCTTGGACAGGTTGGAATTAAAACTGGGCTTCCAGGGTTTGATAACTATTTACCTTCTGGAATTATGCCAGGACAACTTGGAGTCTTCCTTGCATACCCAGGTATTGGAAAGTCTTGGCTGGCCTTGTATTTCGCTGTACAGGCTTGGAAACAGGGTCGTAGCCCACTAGTCATAAGTCTTGAAATGTCTGAAACAGAAGTTCGTAATCGTGTATTTGCAATTATGGGTGAAGGTCTTTGGTCTCATCGTAAACTTAGCAATGGCGAAGTAGAGATTGATATGCTTAAAAAATGGCATGCAGATAAATTACAGGGTAAGCCAGAGTTTCATATTATATCTAATGACAGTGGTGGAGAAGTGACTCCTTCGGTTATACGTGGAAAAATTGATCAGTATAAACCAGACTTTGTTGTTGTTGACTATTTACAACTTATGTCTCCAAATCAAAAATCAGATAATGAAACGGTACGAATGAAAAACCTTTCACGAGAACTTAAACTTATGTCTATCAGTGAAGAGGTTCCAATTATGGCTATTTCTTCTGCTACACCAGATGATGTTAAGGATTTATCTAGCCCACCAACACTGGGTCAAACGGCTTGGTCAAGACAGATTGCCTATGATGCTGACTGGGTAATGGCTCTTGGTCGTGCTACGAATAGTGATATTATTGAATGCGTATTTAGAAAAAATAGAAATGGTTTTATGGGTGATTTTTTAGTTCAAGTAGACTTTGATAGAGGATACTATCGCTATAAAGACTATGAGGATAAAAATGGTTAAAGATGTGTATACTGCAGAACAGGTACGTCGTGTACTAACTGGCGCTGGAATTGACATTGAAGCAGAGTATGGAACTGACTACATTGTTTTTTGTCCATATCACAATAACAATAGAACTCCTGCTGGAGAAGTATCAAAAGATCATGGGATGTTTTTTTGTTTTGGATGCCAGACAACAAAAACACTTATTGAATTTATAATGCACACATCTAATAGAACATACTTTGAATCAATTAGGTATATTAAAAGCAAAGAACAAGAGACAAGTATTGAGGATTCAGTAAACAGGGCATTAGTTGAAAAACCAGAATTTATTCAGTACGATGAACTTCTTATTAAAAGATTAACTAATCAAGCATTGGAGTCTCCAAGAGCAGTTAGATATTTTGAAGGAAGAAGTATTACAAAAGACTCTATTAATAAGTTTAATCTTGGGTATTCAGAAAAACAAGATTCAGTAACAATACCAGTACACTCCCCAGATGGAATGTGTATAGGGTTTGTGGCTAGAACTGTTGAAGGAAAAGAATTTAAAAATACACCTGGATTGCCAAAAGGTAAAACATTATTTAATTTACATAGAATAAAGACTTCAAGTATTGTCTATGTAGTAGAGTCTTCATTTGATGCAATTAGGTTAGATCAAGTAGGATTCCCTGCGGTTGCTACGCTGGGTGCTAATGTTTCTGCAGCACAGATAAAACTATTAGAAAAGTATTTTAATAGCATTGTTTTAATTGCAGATAACGATGATGCAGGAATAATAATGAGAGATAAGTTAATTAAAAGACTTGGGCCTGTTGTTACTTCTGTGTATATAGATAAAAAATATAAAGATATAGGCGACATGGATGATGATGCAATTAAAAAACTGGAGTTTAAGTTTGACAATTCCATTACCAGTATGTTAAAATAGAAAAGATGAACATGAAAAATAAAACAAAAAATAAAAACATGCAGTGGGTTATTGCTTTAAAAACAATGGGTCATAAAAAATATTGGACTAAAGCCAATACTGTTGAGTTTTTTGCTTTTGTTGCCAAAGGCCTAATTATCATTCCAGGCCTTTTATTTGATATTAGCATATGGTGGTTTTACATTTTTGCTTTAGTGTCAAGTTTGGGGCTAATCTGGTCATCAACAGTAAAAACTATACCAACTTTAATTTGGTTTAATATATTATGGAGTGCTCTTGCTATCATATTTATTTTAAAACATTTTGGGTTAGTACTATAAAATAAAAAACAAGGAGAAAAAATAATATGACTATTGTAAAGGGACTCAAAAACATTAATGCCCTAGTTGACAAGCCAAAGTATGATGAAAACTCTCCAAAGGTAAGATGGTTAAAACTTGCCGATGGACAGTCTGCAAAAATTAGGTTCGTTGAAGAACTTGACGAAGACTCTGCAAATTACAACGCAGAACGTGGTTTAGCACTTGTTGTTAAAGAACACACAAATCCAAAGGACTATAAGCGTAAGGCTGTAGACACTATGGAATCAGAAGGTCGTGACTGGGCTGAAGAAATGCATCGCAAGGATCCAAAGGCTGGCTGGAGAGCACGTCTTCGTTTTTATTGCAACGTACTTGTAGATGATGGAATTGAAGAGCCATATGTGGCTATTTGGTCAATGGGCGTAAGCAAGCAATCTGCATTTAATACTATTCGTGAATACGCACTGGAGACAGGCAGTATTTCAAATCTTACATGGAAAGTGAAGCGTAATGGTCAGGGAACTGAAACAAGTTATACACTTATTCCATCTGCACCAGACAAAGAACCATTTAACTGGGCAGCACTAAAGCCATATGCACTTGAGTTAGCACTAAAGAAAATTCCTTATGCTGAGCAAGAAGCATTCTATTTGGGGTTTGATACTCCATCCGTAACTTCATCAACCAACACAGATTGGTAATATGAACTACGTAGGCTTACATGTTCATACTCACTACTCCCTATTTGACGGCATAGCAACTCCACAAGAGTATGTAGACCGTGCTAGCAAGTTGGGTATGAACGCTCTTGCAATTACAGATCACGGTTCACTTTCTGGTCACAGAGAGTTTTACCGTTCTGCAAAAGAAAAGGGTATTAAGCCAATACTTGGTCTAGAAGGATATATGTGTGCAGACATATCAGATAAAAGAGATAAGTCTGAAAGAACAGGTCAACAAGATCTTGTTTATAATCATATTATCCTTCTAGCCAAGAACCAAAAAGGTTTAGAAAATCTTAACAAGATTAGTGAAATAGCATGGACAGATGGATTTTTTAAAAAGCCAAGGTTTGATTTTGAAATTCTTCAAAAATATAAAGAAGGAATAATTGTAACATCTGCTTGTCCTAGCAGCGTTATCGTTAAGGCATTAGAAGAGCAGGAATTTGCACTTGCTAAAAAACACATTGGGTGGTTTAAAGATAACTTTGGTAGCGACTACTACATTGAGGTTATGCCACACAATACACCAGAAATAAATAAATACCTTATTGATCTTGCCGATGAATTTAATATTAAGGTTGTAGTTACGCCAGATTGTCATCACGCTGATGAATCACAAAAGCATATTCAAGAGTTTAAACTTTTAATGAATACTCACGCTAAGGTACAAAAAGATACCACATATGCAAAATCTATAAAGATTGATTCTATGATGGAGCGCCTTGACTATCTTTATGGGGAAGATCGTCAGATAACATTTAATAAATTTGACATTCACTTACTTTCTTATGAAGAGATTAAAGCAGCAATGGAAAAACAGGGTATTGATAGAGAAGACATATACTCAAACACACTATTACTAGCAGAGACAGTAAAAGACTATGACATTAAAGATGGTCTTGATTTACTTCCAGTTCAATACAAAAATCCAGATCAAGAATTAGCAAACTTGGCCTTTGCTGCGCTAGAAGAAAAAAATTTAAATTCTAACTGGCTTGGAAATGATGCCTATGAACTTCGCCTAACAGAAGAACTTGACATTATTCGTGATAAAAAATTTGCACCATACTTCTTAGTAGTTCAAAATATGATTTCTTGGGCAAAGAAAGAGGGAATCTTGGTTGGTCCAGGACGTGGCTCTTCTGCTGGCTCTTTGGTTTGTTATCTTCTTGGTATTACTGACATTGATCCATTAGAACATGGTCTTTTGTTCTTTCGTTTTATTAATCCAGAACGTAACGACTTCCCCGATATTGATACAGATATCCAAGATACTCGTCGTGATGAAGTAAAAGATTATTTAGTTAGACAGTATAGGCACGTAGCATCTATTGCAACATTCCTTCAATTTAAAGATAAGGGTGTTGTGCGAGATGTTGCAAGAGTCTTAGATATTCCACTTACAGATGTTAACAAGGTTTTAAAACTTGTTGATACCTGGGATGAATATTGCACATCTAAAACTACATTATCTTTTAGAGAAAAATACCCAGAGGTAGAGATTTATGGAGAGCAATTACGTGGCCGTATTAGGGGTACGGGCATTCACGCTGCTGGCGTGGTTACTAGTAAAAATCCAATCTTTAGATATGCGCCATTAGAAACCCGTTCTTCTCCTGGATCTGATGATCGCATTCCTGTGGTTGGTGTTGATATGGAAGAGGCTGAAAAAATTGGTCTTATAAAAATTGATGCTCTTGGTCTTAAAACTTTAAGCGTAGTAAAAGATTGCATTGATATGGTTAAAGAAAATCATTATAAGGATATTGATCTTTTATCTATTGACATGGCAGATCCTAAAGTATATGAAATGCTTTCAGATGGATATACCAAGGGTGTATTTCAATGTGAAGCAACTCCATATACAAACCTTTTAGTAAAAATGGGAGTAAAAAACTTTAATGAGTTAGCAGCATCCAATGCCCTTGTCCGTCCAGGTGCAATGAATACTATTGGAAAAGATTATATTGCTCGTAAACATGGTAAGCAAAACGTTTCTTATATTCATCAAACTATGAAAGAATTTACAGATGATACATATGGGTGTATCCTGTATCAGGAACAAGTTATGCAGGCTTGCGTTTATCTTGGTGGAATGACAATGGCAGAGGCTGACAAGGTTCGTAAGATTATTGGAAAGAAAAAAGATGCGAAAGAATTCAATTTATTTCAAGATAGGTTTGTTGCTGGGGCGAGCAAGTTCATATCTCCTAATAAGGCCTTGGATCTATGGAAAGACTTTGAAGAACACGCAGGGTATTCGTTCAACAAATCTCATGCGGTTGCTTATTCTACGCTCTCGTATTGGACGGCGTGGTTAAAATACTATTACCCACTTGAGTTTATGTTTGCTCTTCTTAAAAATGAAAAAGATAAAGATGGTCGTACAGAATATTTAATTGAGGCTAAGCGTATGGGAATTTCAATTAAACTACCACACATCAATGACTCAGGTTTAGATTTTAAAATTGAAGGTAAGGGTATTCGTTTTGGACTAACTGGAATTAAGTTTATTTCAAATAATATTGCACAAAAATATATTGATGCAAGACCATTTACTAGTTATAAACAACTTGAAGAATTTACTTTTACAAAAGGTAATGGCGTAAACAGTAGAGCACTAAATGCACTTAGGCTAACTGGTGCTGCAACATTTTCTGATAATCCACGTAATGATGAAGACATTAAAGAAAATCTTTATGAGTATTTAAATCTTCCAGAGTTTAATGTTTCTATTCCATCTCACTATTATGCATTTATTCAATCAATTGAAGATTTTGAGGAAAAAGGATCTTTTATCTTAATGGGCATGGTTAAAGCAATTAAAAGGGGAAAGGGTTGGTCACGAGTTGAAATTCTGGACAAAACTGGGAGTGTTGGTGTATTTGATGAAGAGTCAACAACTGTTGAAACGGGTCGCACTTACTTGGTTCTTGCTAACGATAATAGGATTGTTTCTGCAATTCCTGTTGATGAAATAAAAGGATCTACAAATGCACTTGTTAAATTTTTAAGTTATAAACAACTACCTTATACAGAAGATGAGATGTTTGTTGTTTCATTTAAATCAAGAATAACAAAGGCTGGAAAGAAAATGGCTTCTTTAACTTTGGCAGATACCTCAAGAGACTTACACTCAGTAACAGTATTTCCTACGGCATTTCCAAAAGCATATATGCACATTGAAGAAGGCAAATCATATAAATTTAGTTTTGGTAAAACCAAAGATGGCACGGTAATTATGGAGGATGTAAATGTCAGTTAATATACAAGATGTACTAGCACAGTTAGACCCAAGAATTAGAAAACGTCTTGGCACAGGAGAGGGAATTAATTTTGAGTATCAGCCCACTCCAAGTTTTGGTTTAAATCGTGCTCTAGGTGGCGGATTGCCATACGGAAGGCAGGTTCTTGTTTGGGGTAGCAAGTCATCTGCAAAATCTTCTATGTGTCTACAAATGATTGCTTTAGCACAAAAAGAAGGCAAGACTTGTGCATGGATTGATTCTGAAATGTCCTATTCAGAAGATTGGGCTAAACAAATGGGGGTAGATCCAACAAAATTAATTTACTCACAAGCACGTACTATTAGCGACATGGTAGATGTTGGTGTTGGACTTATAAATGCTGGAGTTGATCTTATTGTTATTGATTCAATTACATCAATGCTTCCTGCAATATATTTTGAAAAAGATTCAGACGAAATGAAAGCACTTGAAAATACAAAACAGATTGGTGCAGAGTCTAGAGATTTTAGCAATGCCTGGAAAATGCTTAACTATGCCAACAACAAGGTAAAACCGACATTGCTTGTTCTTATTTCACAATCAAGAAATAACATTAATGCGATGTACACAAGTCAACAGCCTTCTGGCGGTCAGGCTACAAAATTCTATTCATCTTGCGTAATTAAATTGTTTTCTTCTGAGTCAGAAAATCAAGCAATTAAAGGAAAGATTAAAGTGGGAGATAAATTAATTGAAGAAAAAATTGGTAGAAAGATTCGTTGGGAACTACAATTCTCTAAAACCTCTCCAGGGTTTCAATCTGGTGAGTATGATTTTTATTTTAGAGGTGACAATATTGGTATTGATGCAATAGGGGACTTAGTTGATACCGCAGAATCAATGGGATTAGTCAATAGAACTGGAGCATGGTATCAGTTAGATGATGGAACAAAGGTGCAAGGTCGTGATGGGTTTATAGACCGTGTCAAAGAAGACCTAATTTTACAAGAACAACTTAAGGCAAAAATAATTAATGCTTGAAAAAAATTTTACCGTGTATCCTGGCCAGTGGCCATGTAAAACTTGCCAAGAAATTGTAACATCTTTAAGATATTGGAGAGAGACTGGAGATGCGACATGGATGTGTACACAAAAACATATTTCAAAAGTTAACCTACTTCCCCCAACAAAGAAGGATTATGAGCGAAAAGAACGAAAGTAAAAGAATAGGTGCTAAGCAGCATAAAAATTCTGGTAGAAACACACAGAAGGGCGATGCAACATGGCGTGAATTTGTTGTTGACTTTAAAGAAGCCAGCAAATCTTTTACATTAAATAAGGACGTATGGGCAAAGGCTGTTACTGATTCTATTCAAGCAGGTAGAGATAAGTCTCCAGCCATTGTTGTAATTCTTGGAGAAGGAAATACAAAAGTAAGACTTGCCATAATTGAAATGAACATGCTAGAACAATTAACAGAGGAGAAATATAATGTCTGAACCAGGATCACAAAAAACAACACTTGACATGGTAAATGGTTTAACAGAGATTGCAGACTATATGCAAGATGAGGAATTGACCGTTGCTTTAACTATGATCGCAAAAATTATTATAAAACCAGATATCCCCCTTCAGGCTGCTAGCCTTGAAATTGTAAGGCTACAAGCCATTGCAGCAAAAATGTCTTTTAAAGCCACTTGGATGGCCAATGTTGACAAATCTGACAGGGCAAAGAAAAACATATACTTTACAGCAGCACAAGCAATAAACGATCTGGTATCAGCGCTTAAATACATAATGCGCTAACCTGCTATAATTAATATAAACAAAGGATGAAATATGGCTAAAAACTTACTAAAACAGGTTATGATTAAAGATACCAAAAAGAAAAAAAGAAATAGCGAAGAAGACGAAAGTCTTGTTGAAGGTTTAGATACTGCCATAAATGCTGGCTATCTTACTAAAACAAAACCAAAGTTTACTAAGAAAAATAATTTTTCTGCATCTGGTTTGACTTATGGCGCAGGTGAGTGTCCAAGATATTGGCACCTAGGGTTTGATGGACAAATATTTTATGATAACTCAGACGCCATTGGCGTAGCAAATAGAACACAAGGAACTCTCGGACATGGAAGAATACAAGATGCAATAGAGGCTTCTGGTTTACTTGCACAAGATTTAGAGTTTGATCCAATACCAAGAAAATATAGCAAGCAAACTCACCCAGCAATGGAGTTTAGAGTTAAAACTGATGATCCACCTTTTGACGGGTATGGAGATGTCATGATTGACTATAAAGGTGAAAGACTTGTTGGTGAAATTAAAACAATAAGAAACGACGACTTTGAACATAAAAAATTAAGTAGAAAACCTAAAATGGGTCACTTAATGCAATTACTAATGTATATGAAGGTTTGGAAAATTGGCAAGGGTGTAATGATTTATGAAAATAAAAACAATCATGAACTACTTACATTGCCCGTTGTAGTAAATGATCAGTATCGTACTTGGGTAGATGAAACATTTGAATGGATGAGAGTAGTTTACAAGAGTTGGCAAGATAAACAATTACCAGAAATTCCTTATCGTTCAAATTCAAAAATTTGCAAAGTGTGTCCTATTCAAAAGGCATGTGCTGAAGCAGGAGACGGAACAATTAAGATTAAACCTATGAAATTATTAAAGGACGAGAAAGATGAATAAATGTGAAACTATGTGAAAGGTGCGAGACCCAATTTACACCAAAGGTAAGTTATCAAATTTATTGTGGAGATGTTTGTAGAGAAGGAGCCACCAAAATAAAGATAGCCGAAAGGTATCAAATAACTCGTAGACAAAAAAGAATAGGCAAAAAAAGACTTTGCTTTGGTGGCTGTGGAGAACAACTGTCAATATATAATGACTCTGGATTTTGTCCTAATTGCAATATAAATAAAAAAGAAGTAGATAAAATGTTAAAACAAATAAAAGGATTTATTGACTATGAACAACAGTGGTAATTCAAAAACAGTTTGTGCTATTGATGCAAGCACTAATAGTCTTGCCTTTGCTATTTTTAATAATAACAATCTAGAAAGTATTGGTAAGATTAGGTTTGAAGGAAATACAAATTATGAAAAAGTTATGGATGCTTGTGCTAAGACAAAAGCATTTTTTGAATATTATGGTGGATTTAAAACAATTGTAATTGAGCATACCGTTTTTATGAATAGCCCTAAAACTGCTGCGGATTTGGCTTTAGTCCAAGGTGCGCTATTAGGAGCAGCAGGACTAACTGGAACAAAGGTTATAGGAACTGTAGCACCAATAACTTGGCAAAACTATTTAGGAAATAAAAAAATAACAAAAGAGGAACAGGTTGTAATTAGATCAAAGAACCCAGGAAAGTCAGACTCTTGGTATAAAACATATGAAAGACAAATTAGGAAAGAAAGAACTATCAAACTAATTGAAATTAATTATAATAAAGTTATTAATGATAATGACGTTGCTGACGCTTGTGGTATTGGGCATTGGGCTATTAATAATTGGGACAAGTGGAACACGGTAAAAAATAAATGAAACATGTGAAAAGTTTAACTGTTGTTGGTGGGGGAACTGCTGGCTTAATTTCTGCACTTATTTTAAAAGAACGTAGCACTTTAGAGGTTAATTTAGTATATTCTTCAAATATTGGAATTGTTGGTGTAGGAGAAGGATCAACAGAACATTTTAGAGAGTTTATGGATTTTGTTGGAATTAAAGGTAGTGAAATCATTACAGAATGTGATGCAACATTTAAGATTGGAATTATGTTTGATGGCTGGATTAAAAATAAAAAATATATGCATACGGTTGGTCCACCATTTAGCAATATAGTTGGTCAATATTCACACGTATACGCAAAACAAATATCTGAAGGCTTACAATACATTTATCCAGATAGTGTTTTACAAAATAAAGTTATTGCTCAAGCAATAAACATAGATAATACACCAGTAACAAATCAATATCATTTTAATACATTTAAATTAAATGATTTTTTAAAAAAGAAAGCAATTGAAAAAGGAATCAATGTTTTTGATGATAATATTTTATATGTTGAATTAGATCAAAATGGATTTATTGATTATGTAGTGGGAGAAAAAAATAAATATAAAAGTGATTTTTATATAGATGCAACAGGATTTAAACGAGTTTTAATGAATAAATTAGATGTTAAATGGAAATCTTTTAATAAATATTTAAAATTGAACTCTGCAATTACATTTCCAACTGTTGACGAAGATAATTATAATTTTTGGACATTAGCAAAAGCCATGGATTCTGGTTGGAGATTTAAAATACCAACTTGGGGACGACATGGAAATGGATACATATATGATAATAATTTTATAAATGCCGATCAAGCAAAGTTAGAAGTAGAAAAAGAACTTGGTTACAAAATAGAAGTTGGAAAAACTTTTAATTTTGATCCAGGGGCTTTAGAAACTGTATGGACGAAAAATTGTGTTGCAATGGGATTAAGTGGATGTTTTTTTGAACCACTAGAGGCAACATCAATTGGATTAACTATTCAACAAAGTTTTTTATTAATGCATAGACTTCAAAATTATAACGAAAGAGTTATAAAAGAATATAATGAGTCATTTGAAAATATTACAGAAAATATTAGAGACTTTATTGTTTTACATTATTTAACAAAAAGAAATGATACCGAATTTTGGAAAAATATTTTAACTATAGACATACCAGAATCTTTAAAATATAATTTAGAAAAATGGAAAACAAAACTTCCAATTAAAGAGGATTTTAGAAAAGATTCTTCTTATGCTATGTTTTTACCATTAAACTTTGTCGTTGTCATGGCAGGTCTTAATTTGTTTGACAATGATGCAATTTTAAACGAGTATCAATTTTTATCAAAAAATATAAAAAATAATGCAGAAATAATGATTAATTCAGCGGTTTTTCAAGATCAGTCTAAACAATACTTAAATCATAAAGAAATAATTAAAATTATTAGAGGGATAGGTTAAAAAATGCCAGAATTAAATGCAAACATACCACCTATAGAATGTTATGTGCGTGGAAACTATTTAAGAAATCAATTAGATAGTCATGATAAATATTTTCCATGTGTTATATTTGGTGTTGCTAGTATTAAAAGTAGAAGTCCCTTATTCCACATAATGATGGAAGATGGTGGTTTGTGGTGGAGAATGCCAATCAGCGCATTCTGTACACAACCTGGAGTACAAGAACAAGACATACACAATTTGGTTTTATGGAATGCCTTTAGTCATCATATATCTGTAACAAAATTTGAAAACTTAACAAATCTTAAAATGTCTTACATTGATAGAACAAAGACTATGCATAAGGGGACATATTTGTTTACACTTGACTGGCACAATCCAGACTCCAATGTTTTAGATGACGGGTACTCAGAGAATCCAGCGGAACATAAATGTGGTCATGTTATACAAAGAGACGATGGGAACTTTGCTATACAGCCAAACAATAGAGTTCGTATTTATGAACCTTCTTTTACTTTAAAAAAGGAATATGTTATTGATAGAATAATTAATGATTATAAGTGGGACGTAGAGAATCAAGACAAATGGACCTTAGAAGACAGTGATAGGTTTAACTATGAAATTAATGAGACTGAGGTTGACAAATAATACTATGACTGGTAAACTGTATACAAGTGAAACTTGGCTTCGTAAGAGATACCTTATGGATAAAAAGTCTCCACAAGACATTGCCAAAGAGTGTGGGGCAAGCGTAGAAACAATCTACGTATACCTTGCTAAATTTGGATTAAGGAAATCAAAACGATGAAACTAAATCCAGTTTATAAGGATGTAAAAAGTTTTAGTTGTGAGGATTTATATCTTTATTCTATTAGCGCACCTTCTGGAAAAGAGATTTGGTCAACATGTCATGGAATTGCACAGATGCTTATTGATAAAAATATTGCATATGGAGATTCTGCTTTAGATCCTGTTAGAATTTTTAGCAAGGCAGATCCAGTAGAACAACTTAGAGTAAGAATTGATGATAAATTAAGCAGACTTATGAAAGGCACGGACTATATTGGAGACAACGATATAGATGATCTTATTGGATACTTAGTATTGCTTAAAATAGCAAAGGAAAAAAATGTCAACTGAAATAGAATTAATTCAACATCTTGATGAAGTAAACAAAGTTGTTGCAGAATATCTTAAAGGCCAAGATCCTACAAAAATTTCTAAAGATTTGGATATGCCAAGAACTCGTGTTGTTGCATTAATTAATGAATGGAAAGTTATGGCATCTGCCAATGACGCTATACGTGCTCGTGCAAAAGAAGCCCTTGCTGGAGCAGATGCACACTATAGCAAATTAATTACAAAATCTTATGAGGTTATTGATGAAGCATCAATGACAAATAATCTTAGTGCAAAAACTCAAGCAATTAAATTAGTTATGGATATAGAAAAATCTAGAATTGAAATGTTACAAAAGGCTGGACTTCTTGAAAACAAGGAACTAGCAGAAGAAATGGTGCAGATTGAACGTAAACAAGAAGTTCTCATTGGAATTCTTAGAGACGTTGCTTCTGAGCATCCAGAGGTTCGTGATTTAATTATGCACCGTCTTTCTGAAATTGCTAAAGAGGGAGAAGTGATTACCATTGTCCAAGATGTTCAATGATTTTTTTGAGGTACTAAAAGAAAAACAATTTGAAGAACAGCCAGTAGATGCAAAGACATTTGTTGAGTCTTCTGATTATTTGGGGCAGCCACCGCTATCATCAATTCAATATGACATTGTAGAAGCAATGAGTCAAATATATAAAAAAGAAGACTTGCAAGAATTGTATGGCCCAGTAGAAGGCGCAAGATATTATGACAAATATACTAAAAATGAAATTATTTTACAACTAGGAAAAGGCTCTGGTAAAGACTTTACCTCTACGGTTGCCTGTGCCTATATTGTATATAAGTTGTTGTGTCTTAAGGATCCCGCTAGATATTTTGGAAAGCCAAGCGGAGATGCAATAGATTTAATTAACGTTGCAATAAATGCACAGCAAGCAAAAAATGTTTTCTTTAAAGGTTTTAAAAGTAAGATTGAAAGATCACCATGGTTTGCTGGTAAGTATAATGCTAAAGCAGACTCAATAGAGTTTGATAAATCAATTACAGTTTACTCTGGACACTCAGAAAGAGAATCGCATGAGGGATTAAACTTATTACTTGCAGTGCTTGATGAAATTTCTGGTTTTGCATCTGAAGTTGGAACTGGCAATGAGCAAGGCAAGACAGCAGAAAATATTTACAAAGCGTTTCGTGGCTCAGTTGATTCTCGCTTTCCAGATTTAGGCAAAGTAGTATTACTTTCATTCCCTCGTTATCAAGGTGACTTTATTTCAAAAAGGTATGAAGATGTTATTATGGAAAAAGAAATAATTGAAAAAAAACATACATTTATTATGAACGAAGACTTACCGCATGATGACGTTAGCAATCAATTTGAGATTATCTGGGAAGAAGATTCTATTATTTCTTACAAGGTACCAAAAATATTAGCATTAAAAAGACCTACATGGGAAGTAAATCCTACTCGCAAAATAGATGATTTTAAATTAGCATTTTATACAGATTTGGGTGATGCAATGATGCGTTTTGCCTGCGTACCAACCTTTGCCTCAGATGCATTCTTTAAACAAAAAGAAAAATTAGAAAAATGCATGAACACAAGAAATCCACTAGACTCTTTTAGAAGGTTTGATGAAACTTTTAAAGCAGATCCAGAAAAAATTTATTACATCCATGCTGACCTTGCACAAAAACACGATAAGTGTGCAGTAGCAATTGCTCACGTAGATAAATGGGTTAATATTCAGGTTATTAAAGATTATGAACAGGTAGCCCCCATTGTTGTTGTTGATGCTGTGGCCTGGTGGGAGCCAAGAGCAGAAGGACCAGTAAATTTATCAGAAGTAAAACAGTGGATTATTAACTTACGCAGAGAAGGTTTTAATATTGGAATGGTTTCTTTTGATAGGTGGCAATCTTTTGATATCCAAAATGAATTACAGGCTGTTGGAATTAAAACAGAAACTGTATCAGTTGCTAAAAAACACTATGAAGATTTAGCGATGATGATTTACGAAGAACGTGTTGCTATTCCTATGATCCCAATTCTGTTAGAAGAAATGTCAGAATTGAGAATAATGAAAGGTAACAGAGTTGACCATCCACGTAAAAAATCTAAAGACTTGGCTGATGCGGTTTGTGGAGCGGTATTTGGAGCAATTTCTCATACAGCAAGGACTAATAATACAGAGATAGATGTCCACACTTGGAGTTCTGCAACAAGACTTGCAGAAAAACAACAACTTATGGTAGAATTAGATAATCGGGAAATGCCTAACGATGTTAAGGATTTCCTGGATAAATTAAACTTAATATAAACTAATAAGGAGAAAAATGAATTCATTTAAGAAAATCGCTTTAGTCATGGCTGCAGCCTTGTCTATTAGCACCTTAACTGCAACTCAGGCAAATGCTGTGCATAATGCAGACTCTCTTACTATTGATACAGTGTCAAGCACTATTTCAACAGGTGAGACTGCAACGGCAGTAGCAACATTGTCTTTTTTGGCAGGTAATACTGGAGATACTCTCACGGTAACTTCATCAGTTGTAAGTCTTCCAACAGGGGCTGCTAAATTAGCAACTTTGTCTGTAAAAGAAACAACTAGCGCTGTAGTTGTTGTAGCAGCAGATTTATATTCGGCTGATGTTTCCTCATCCGTAAATGCTCTTACCTCAGTATCCACAAAGTTAAATGTAAGCCTAGTAAACCCAACGGTTGCTGGAACTTATGTTATTAAATTAACTCCATCTGTAAAGGGTGGTGGAGGAACATTAAATTCTTCTGCTGTTCTGTGGTCAGTTGTAGTTAGTGCAGCAGATGTAAAAGCATCTGCATCAAATTCAACATCTATTATTAACTCTGGAGAAACAATCACAGCAACTGCTGACGCAACTGTTTTTGCCCCAAAGACTGTATCTTCTGATGCTGCTGCGGTAATCGTAGTAACACAAAAGAATGCTGCTGGAACATCTGTTTCAGAATCTTTGATAGCAACAGTTTCAGGTTCTGGTCTTATTGGAACTGGTTCAAACCACGCAACAATTTCAGCACTAGGACGTTCTATTTCAGTCGCTGCTGGCAACTACATTGGTGTATTTGCTGATGGTACATCTGGAGTAGGAACAGTTACAATTACAACACAATCTGGTGTGGTGCTTGGAACAGAATCAATAACATTTTATGGTGATATTGCCAAGGTAGTAACTACAGTTAAGAAGCCTGTAATTTCTACAGGATCAAATGCTGATGCTATTTCTGCAATTGCCTATGATTCAAGTGGTGTAAAGGTTGGTGCTGGAACACTTTCAGCAACATCAGATGCGTTATCTATAGTTAGCAACTCTGCAACAACTGCTTCCATCGTAAATGGTGAAGCACTGTTCTCACTTACTGGTGTTGCAACTGGTAAGGCTGGAATTGTTGTAAAAAGTGGAACAATTGTTGCTGATACAGTAACTGTTCGTGTAGAAGGAACTGCATCATCTGTAAAGGTTGCTTTTGATAAGACAACATATGCACCAGGTGAGGCTGCAACAATCACATTGTCAGTTCTTGATGCAAGCGGATTGGCTTTATCTGGAAAAACTAATACAAACGTATTAACAGATGGTGGAATTTCAACAAATTATGCATTTGGTTCAGGTAGCGATACTTTAACTGCAACATCTGTAACAACAGACGCTAACGGTGTAAAGATTTACAAAGTATTTATGCCAGCAGTAGAGGGTGATATTAAAGTTACTGCAAAGGGTGGATCATTACTACCAACTGCTGGACAGGTAGAAGTATCTGCATCAGCAACAGTGGTAAGTCCTGCTACAGTTGCACTTACACAAATTGCTGCTTTAACAGCAACAATTGCATCTCTACGCACCTTGATTGTTACATTAACAAACTTGGTTCTAAAGATTCAGAAGAAGGTAAAGGCTTAAAACTCCTTATAAAAATTGAGGGTAGATTAATTTCTACCCTCTTTTTTATTGCATAAAATGATATAATAGTATTGTTAGATATGGGGGCTAACGTAAAGGACCCCAAATTAAAAAGTTGTTTATTAGGTTAAGTTTAATAGCATTATTATTGTTTATGTGGACCTTGCTGTCCCCAACAGAAAAAGCACATGCTGAAGAGACTGTACAACTAGAGACAACTAACCAACCCATACTAGATACTGCCACCGTGGTAGCCCAAACTATAGAGTCAGCAACTGCTGCTATTGCTCAGGCTGAAACTGCCACGGCAGTCATAGAAATCCAAGCAACAGCCATTACAAGCCCTACAGAGACCATTACAGCCACTATCACACAGGCACAGGACTCAATATTACAGGCTCAAACAGTAGTAGATAGTGCTACTGTGGCTGTGGCTCAGGTTGATTCTGCTACCGTTTTAGTTGCTGAGGCTGAAGAAAATGTTGCTATTGCAGAAATAGCGGTAGAGTCTCAAACAGCAGTAGTAGAAGACAAGACATTGGTTTTAGAATCAGCAACAGCAGTGGTTGAGGCTAACACAACTCCTGGATTAAATGTAACAATATATCATAATCCTGGAACAAACAACATGCCAGCCATGGGTGGAAATGTTGTCTATACTGGTACAGATACAGATGGAATTGATGAGCAGTATGGTAGTTCAGGACCAACAGTAAATGGTGCAACTACCACAACAACAGTAACTGAAACATTTGCTGGTAATCGTTTAAATACATCTATTGGAATCACAGTAAATGGAACCCCTGTTTCTACTGAAAATAATAATAATGTATATATAGGATCAATCGGATTCCCTGGTCCTGGACAAGATCCTTCTCTAACACTTATAGGTTCAACTGCAGATACTCTTATAACTATGCCAGCAAACACAACCTCTGCAAGTTTCCAGGTTTTTGCTAAAAATGGTGATCATAATGCCGTAGTTACATATACTGACGGAACTACAAGTACTTTTAGTATTCAGCATAATGTTAGTCAGGAATACCCAAACTATGTTCATCAAGAAACAATTACTGCACCAACAGGAAAAACTATTGCAACAATAAATATTCCTGCCAACTGGGATTATTATGGAGTAGACAATGTGTCTGCTACGAGCCAGGTTACTTCAACAACAACAGTGGCAGAAGATTTCCAGGTTAAGTGGGAAGGTATTTGGACACCACAAACAACAGGAACACAGTACATAACTGCACCAGCAGATGATGGAGTTCGCCTCTATCTTGATAATGAATTAGTTATTGATGACTGGTTTGATAAGGGTGGTGGAGGATCTACCGCTGATGTTATGACTACCGCTGGAGTAGCAAAGCAATTCCAAATGTGGTATTACGAAAATGGTGGAGGAGCCAATGTGTCATTACTAAGATACACAGGATCTGGATGGGAAGTAATTCCTGCATCAGAATTTAGTACAACAAATGCAAGTCCACAACAACTTCAAGCACTTGCAACTGCAAGAAATAATCTTAACATTGCACAAGGGGCACTAGATATTCTTGAGGGCGACTTGACTAGTGCAGAGGAAGATTTAATTGAGGCAGAAGAAAATTTACAGGATGCTCAGGATGAACTAGACTCTTTAATACTTCAGGTTGGAACCGCTGTAAGCATTATGAACAACAAAGTTGCATATGCTAATAATACAGTTAGTCAAACACTTGCCAACGAGGAAGCAGAAAGACAAGCAGCAGAGCAAGCAAGACTTGCTGCAATAGCAGCAGAGAATGCAAGAGTCGCAGCACAGCAGGCGTATGAAGCAGAGCAGTCTAGAATTGCTGCAGAAGCAGCAGCACAAGCAGCCCAAGCAGCAGCAGAAAAAGCAGAGGCTGATAGAGTAGCAGCAGAAGAGGCTGCAGCGCAGGCAGAGGCTGAAGCACAACAAGCAGAACAAGATAGAATTGCTGCAGAAGAAGCAGCAGCCCAGGCTGAAGAAGAGGCTAGAGCAGCAGAAGAAGCAGAGGCTGAGGCTGCCAGACAAGCAGAAGAGGATGCTAAGGCAGAGGCTGAAGCAAAAGAAAAAGAATTAGAAGAAGCAAAGGCTGAAGAAGAAGAAGCACAAGAAAAAGAAGAAGAATTAAAAGAAATACTTGAAGAAGCAAAAGACGGAAAAGAATTAACTGAAGAACAAAAAGAAGTTCTTGTTGAGGCACTGCTAGAAGATCTTAAGCCTGGCGAATCAATCTCAGCAGCAGAAGTAAAAGCATCTGGTGTTTCATTTGCAGACCTACCACCAACGACTCCAGTAGAACTTCGCACAGATGAGAATGGAAATGCCCTTGTCATTACTGCAGAGGTTGCTGCAAGTGTTGAATTAGTTACAGATCCAGGGGCTTTGCTTGCAGCCGCTTTTACAGATCCAGGAGCAGCCCTAGCAGCACTTGGAAGTGTTGGTGCAGATATGACTGAGGAAGAAAGAGAAGAAGCAACGGATATGGTTGTAGCAACAGTAGTAGCAACAGGTGCAGCAATTAACGCAGCAGCGGTGGCAGCAGGTAGTGGAGCACCTTCAGGAGGTTCTTCTGGAAGTTCATCAAGTGGAGCAAATTCAGGCGCATCAAGAAGGAGCGGAAAATGGTAAAAATAATAAAAAATGTGATTACTGATTTAATTGATCAAGCATGGACACTACTAGGTATGTACATAGCCTGGGTTGTTTTAGACGGTAGCGCAAAAACAGTAGTTGGATACGGTATCATTGCAACTACGGCTCTTTGGATATTAACTAGTCCAATTAGACATAAAAATGATGAAGAATAAAATGAGGGTATAATCAAATTATGAAAAAACCACTAACATTTTTCTTATACGGTATACTAGTATTAGGACTAACATCCTGCGGATACGATGGTCACTATCGCTATCCATGTCAGGATCCATCAAACTGGGAAAGTGCAGAATGCAAACCACCAATTTGTACGGCTAACGGAGCATGTCCAGAAGATTTAGCAAGCATGGAGGAAAACGAAAATGGCTAAAGAAAGATTGTCCCCACAAGATTTAGATGCAAGATTAAAATTTATTCTAGGAATTACACTAGGTTCAATTTTATTTATAACTGCAACAGGAATTATGTATGCGCTAATTTTTGTTACACAGCCAGTTACAGGACAATCAGAAAACGATAAAATGTTTTTTAACGTTCTTGGAAGCGTTGCAACATTTATTACAGGCACACTTGCTGGTCTACTTATTGGTTCATCTGGGGCCAAAGATGTTATGGCTGCACAAATTGCAAACAAAGAAGTAGATGCAAAAAATACTTTAGCAGATAAAAAATTAGAAGCAGAAATTGATGAGGCAGCAGCAAGAAGACTTGCTAAGCCAGATGGAGCGATGCCAGAAGAACAACCTGTTGATACAGATTGGGATAAGTAATGTCACAAGGTACAGCAGAACGTCTTATTGAAGTTGCTATAGCAGAAATTGGAACCGTAGAGGGTCCCAAAGATAACGAAACCAAATATGGTAAGTTTATGAAAGCAGACTTACAGCCATGGTGCGGCTCTTTCGTAAATTGGTGTGCTAATGAAGCAGGAGTAAAAATTCCAAATACTGTATTTACTCCAGGTGGCGCAGCAGCATTTAAAAAAGCAGGTAGTTGGACTGATGCAAAAGTAGCAGATCCAGAACCAGGAGACATTGCATACTTTGATTTCCCTTCAGATGGTGTTGATAGAATTTCTCACGTAGCAATTGTTGTTAAAGACAATGGAGATGGAACTGTTTGGTGTGTTGAAGGTAATACATCTGGAGATCCAAAAGGTAGCCAACGTAATGGTGGAGAGGTTTGTAAAAAACTTCGTGCTTATAAGAAAAATCCAAAAAATGTTATGATATCTATAGTAGGATTTGGTAGACCTAAATTCGGTGCATCTGGATCAACAACTCCAGCAGCCCCTGCAAAAAAGGGTACTGCTAAACCAAAAACATGTTCATCATGTGGACAAACTGTTAAATAAAAGTATTTGACTAATTAACAACTTTTTGATATAATTTAAATATATTCTGAGGGGGAATGTTGTGACAGTGCTTGCAGTTGTACGTGATCTAGAAACAAATAAAGTTTATATGGCTGGTGATCGTGGTGCCTCAGATGATAATACTATTCTTTCTTTAACAGCACCAAAAGTTTGGAAACTTGGTCCATACTTAATAGGATATGCTGGTGCACTAGATGGTGAACGTATTAGGTATAATTTTAATCCATACATACCAGACATTAAAGACATAGACAAATTTATGCAAACTAAATTTATTAAGCAACTTAAAAATTTTTACAATGACTGGTGGGTTGACACTGGCAAAGAGGCTGACCTTGGTTTAATTATTTGTGTTAAGGGACAAATATATGAGCACAATGCAGTTGACATGTCTTTGTCTAAATACAATTTAGATTACTTAGCAATGGGATCTGGCGCAGAGTATGCCTATGGATTTTTAAATGCTACAGAAAAATCTAAAGATCCTCGTAAAAGAGTGGTTGGTGCAGTAAATTCTGCTATTAAATTTAGCCCATCCTGTATGGGGCCTATTGATGTAGTAAGTATTTAAGAGATCTTAATGATAATTAATCAAGACAAAGATTTAGTAGTGCCAGATAACACCATAGCAATTTTTCCATTAATCCCAAATGATGGCGTTGAAGAGTTTGATATGGATTTTAATTCTTTTTTAAAACCATTAAACCTAGATCATAAAAGAGATTGGTTTTCCTCACACTTTTATCATTGCTTGCCATTATCAATAGGAAATATGCAAGGATTTGTTTTTAGTGTTCCATTTGGATTTGATGTTTTGTGGAATGGTGGAGACTCTACCAATGACATTAAAATAGATTTACATTCAGACGCAAGTTTGTATAAAAATAAAAACCAGGTCAATTTAAAATCTGAATTTGGAAGTGGCATCCTTACGATTCATTTTCCAGTAACGTTAAAAACACCACCAGGTATTAACTTGATGACTATTGCTCCACCAAACTATCCGATTCCTGGAATGAGCCCAATGACGGGTGTCGTTGAGTCAGACAACTTAAGATTTACTTTTACAATGAATCTTAAAATGGATTTACCAAATATTATTATTCGTGTATTTGCTAATACTCCGTTAATGGGTTTAATTCCAATACCTAGAAATTTTTGTGATTCATTTGAATTAAAAAATGCATACGATATTTTTGATAAAGATATTGTAGAAGAAGAAAGAAATGTAGTCAAAAAACATACGGAGCGTAGAGAGATGTCAAATTACAATAAATCTCTTCCAGATAGGCTTTATTATCGTGGAATGGACGTAAACAATAATAAATTTATTAATCACCAACTTCCTAAAAAAACAACAAACTAGATTTGACTTTAAGTTAGTAGATAGGTATAATTAATATATGGATGAAAATTTTGAAGAAGTTTTAAAAAAAATACAAGATTTAGATTCAAACGATAAAGAATTTGAAATTTGGCTAGAAAATGGAATTGAGAGGGGCTGGATAACAGAGCCTTTCTGCAATACACATGAAGGGGATCCTTTCATGGAAGAAGAAGAACAAGAAGAGTGGGAAGCAGGAGGCGACCCATGTCAAGTAGTAGTTAAAATAAAAAATAACTAATAAAGGGGAAAAATGAGAAACAAATTATTAATTTTAGTTTTTGCATTAATTGCAAGTACTATGTCTGTATTTATTCCATCACAAGCAAATGCTAGTGAGTGTACTGCAGAAAATCCTTGTGGAACATGGGCAATGCTAGATAATGATGGTCGTGTTACAAATATTATTGTTTGCCAACCGTCAGTGTGTGGCTCAGGAACATTTGCTGGAGTAAGAGTAGTGCTGCAGGTTCCAGCCAACCCAACAACCCATACCTCACAAGGTGGTTACTACAATCCAGATCCTGAAAAAGCAGTTACATATAATGAACAAAGCAATACTTTTAGTTCAGGGTCAACAAGTTTTCCACAACCAGTTACAAGAAGTGAGATTGTAGAAACTACTACTATAACTGCAACGATTCATTCAGATGCAGTTACTTTTGGTCCTAACAATTTTATTGACGGTCAAATGGAATTTACTCCTGTTGTAACTTCAACGACAGGTGCAACTATTTCTGCAACTCAGGGTGAGTTAATTGAAACAAAATCTTTTGATGAACCAAAAACCAAAGAACAGTTTGAAGAATCTATTCAAGAAAGCACTATTCTTAAAGAAAATTTAAGTAAGTTCTTTCAATTGCTTCGTGGTTGGATAAAAAATTAAATAATACTAAAATATAGTTGCGGATATTGCATAGTGGTAGTGCGTAACCTTGCCAAGGTTAATGTGCGGGTCCGATTCCCGCTATCCGCTCAAAGGTCCCCATCGTCTAGTGGCCTAGGACGTCGCCCTTTCACGGCGTTAACACGGGTTCAAATCCCGTTGGGGACACAATCAGGGAGTGGTAGCCAAGTTGGTTAAGGCCCCGAACTCATAATTCGGTTATCGTAGGTTCAAGTCCTACCCACTCTACTTCATTTTATCTTCATGATATAATTGTTATGCTTGCCCAAATGGGGAGCAAATTAACTTATTCGCTTGAAAGGGGAATAAAATGGTAACACAGTTTGCAATGGATCTATTCAATGATCCTTTTTTTATTGGCTTTAACAGAGAGTTAGGCCGTTTAAATACAGCACATAAAGTAAATTCACAATCATATCCTCCATACGATCTTCTTAAATTAGATGAAGATACATATAGGCTATCTCTTGCTATTGCGGGATTTACAAAAGAAGATATTGATGTATCAGTAGATAATGGAACCTTGGTAATTAAAGGTGAAATTGTAGAGGTTACAGATGCTGAAGTTGTTCACAAAGGAATTGCTGGTCGTAAGTTTGTACGATCTTTTGCTTTAGGTGAATACATGGAAGTATCTAGTGCTGAACTAAAAGATGGACTGCTAACAATTAATGTTGTTCGTGTAATTCCTGAAGATAAAAAACCTAAAGTAATTAAAATAAAATAAAAATAACAACCTTGGCATGTTGTAAAACTGCCTATTTTTTGATATACTTAGATATAACTATAGGAGAGTTTATGCCAAGATATGACTACAAATGCTCTATTTGTTCTTCACAGATTGAATTTGAAAAAAAGTTTGATGAAGAAATATTTCCAGTATGCTGTAATCAATCTATGCAAAGGCTTTGGAGTGCCACTACTGCAATTTTCAACGGTAGTGGATTTTATTCAACCGACAACAGAAAGTAGATGTATAATAATACTATGAATAGTGCAATTAAAGATCATCCAAGTGTAAAACCCAAAGAATGGCTTTTAAGTGCAAAAGATCGCTGTGATTCATGTGCAGCAGAAGCCCTTGTCAAAGTAACTGGATTAACTGGAGACCTAATGTTTTGTGGTCATCATTATAATAAAATTATGGATACTAAAGATGGGTATGCAAAAATGATGTCTTTTATGCTCACAGTTATTGATGAGCGTGAAAAGTTAATTAAAGAACAAATAGGGGGTTAACAAATAATGTATGAGTATTTTGTAAAAGAAGTAAAAAATGTTGTTGATGGAGATACCATTGATGTAATTATTGATTTAGGGTTTGATATTTTATTTTCATCCCGTGTTCGCTTAGCAGGTATTGATACACCAGAATCACGTACAACAGATAAGATTGAAAAGACTCTTGGTCTTGAATCTAAAGAATATTTAAAAAAACAACTTAAAGATGCAAAGTCTGTGGTTATTCGTACAGAAAAAATGAACTCATCTGAAAAATATGGACGCATTCTCGGCTGGATATATATTAACGGAGAGTCTGAATCAATTAATAATAAGATGATTAACGATGGATATGCTTGGGGATATCTTGGTGAAACTAAGATTAAAGATTTTGAAGTTCTTAAAAAGGCTAGATCAAAGTCTGGCAAATGAAAAACGTTTTTTACTTTACAGCAGACTGGTGCAACCCTTGTAAAAAAACAAGACCAGTCGTTGAGGAATTAAAAAAAGAAGGATTTCAGTTTCAAATTATAGATGTTGATTATGAACAACTTTTGGCTAAACAATTTCAAGTTAAATCAATTCCTACATTTATTTTATTAGAAGACGGCAAAGAACTTGATCGTGTAACTGGGGCACAAACAAGGGAAAAGTTAAATGAGTTTATTAACTATGAAAAAAATATTCAAGAGAATATTTAATCCAGATAGGAAAAGTATGATTTCAGATGAAAACGAAATGATTGAAAAATTAATTCTTGAAGGAGCACTTGAGGTTGCGGGTATTGACTCTGAAGATGGTTCGTTGTTATATTCATTTACTTCCAAAATTCAACAGGTAATGCCAGAACTTTATAACGACCATCTCAATAGAGTTAATGCTGAAATACTTTCATTATGGGAAAAAGGCTATGTAGACATAGACTTCTTGGCAAAAGAGCCAATAGTAACAGTCACAAATAAATCTTTTGATCCCGTAGAAATGTCAAAACTACGCAAGCAAGATGTTTGGGCTATAGAAGAACTTAAACGCCTAACTCGTAAAGAATAACTCTGATATAATACTAAGATGCCATATCGTATAGGTGCTAAGGGTTCATTTGGTTGTTCAGGCTATCCCGCTTTAAAAGAGGGGACAAATGAAGTTATGGGTTGTCACAAAACTCGTAGTGAAGCAGCAGCACAAATTTATGCAATTAATCGTTCCGAAGGGAATATAGGGAAAAGTATGAATGAAATTAAAGAAGGCGACTTTGTAACATATGTAGGCGAAGATGATGAAATTATGATTGGTCGTGTTGAATACGTAATGACTAATCCAGGATTACTTGGGTTACCAGGATCAGAATACTCTATGGAATACATGGAAAATGATAAGCCAGTTATTGTTCGTGAATATGAAGAAAAAGATGGCGCATGGGAAGAAAAATCTTATGTTTCTTATCATCGCATGTCTAAAGTTATTAAAATTGAATCACTATCTGTATCAGTAGATCTTGTAGTTGAAATGGGCTCTAACGGATCTGGAATTCCATCAACAGCAGATTCTAAAACTATGATGGAAATGTATGATACTCAAATTGGTAAATCAGAAGATATGGATGATGAAATGGAAAAAGCAAAAGAACCAAACTACGGAGATTTTATTCAACCTCGTAGGGGTGGATCAACACCATCAAATCCAAAGTTATACGCAACAGTAGTGCAAGCAGCAAAAGATAAATTTGATGTTTATCCATCTGCAGTTGCTAATTCTTGGGTAGTTCAAGAATATAAGCGTCGTGGTGGTACATACAAGTCAGAGTCACAACCTACAACAAAAAGTATTTGGGATGGATCATTTAACCCTTTAAGGTTTAAAAAATAATGGCTAACAGATCTTCAGGTTCTTATTTTAAGAATAGTCCATTTAATTCTATTCAAATTAAAGATGGAAAAATTGTTCGTTTAAGAAAAGATGGCACAATTAAAGCAGAACTAGGTCCATACATAAAGAATCAAGGGAAAAAATAAACAATGGCTGATACATATACACCTAACGCTGGTATGAAGGCTGCTGCCCGTCGTGCATTAAAATGGAAAGCAGACGGTAAAGCAACTGGCGCAGGAACTCCTGTAGGTTGGGGTCGTGCAACAGATATCGTAAATGGATCTGTTATGTCTCTTAGTACTGTTAAAAGAATGTTTTCTTTTTTTTCTCGCCACGAAGTAGATAAAAAAGGTAAAGGATTTTTTGATGGCCCAGACTTTCCTTCCAATGGAAGAATTATGTGGGATGCGTGGGGCGGTGACGCAGGATTTGCCTGGAGTCGTGCAATTGTAGAAAGAGAAAAGAAAAAAGTAGAAAAAATTTGGCAGGGAACTGCATTTGATCTAAAAAAATAGGGGGCGATCTATGGATAATTTAGAAAAAAATGAATTAATTCAGTTAATATCATTTTATAAACAAAAACTATCTGATATAGAGTTAGAGTCATTAAAGTTACAACTTGAAGTTAATAAACTTAATTCTATGGTTTTAAATTTAAGCAAAACGCCAGAGAAAAAAATTAAATAAGATGGAATATTTATTAATTATAGGCTTGACATTGCTGTCTTCTTGGTCTATAATTAAAATATCAAACAAAAAAAGAATGATATTTTTAGGCAAACATAAATATAGACAAAGTTCTATTTATGAAATGGTTAAAGATGTTATTCCAAAACAAAAGTTTGATAAACCTAAAGTTATAACGCAGTCTGAAAAACATATTCAAAAGAATATGCTTAAGGTAGTCATAACTGAAGGAAAGGCATATTGGATATTAGATAATGTTTTTTATACTGCAAATGCTATAAATGGCAGAGTAGATGAAGAAACAATAAAACCATTAAATGCCGAAGGCATGCCAGCAAAAGAATTAGAAAAGATGTTATCAATACTTGATGACTTAAAACAAGGGGTAGGACCAAATGATAGTGGCAGTGCAGGGAACAAAAGAGTTTAATGACTATGGTGTATTTTTACGTGCTATGAGCGTTGCTCTTTCCGATATGGGAAAAGAAGACAAAGAGTTTGTTGTTTATTCTGCTGGTCCATTAAAAATTAATAATTTTGTTTCAGAGTTTTGCAATTTATCAGAGCGTGGGATGAAAGCAAGAGGCAAAAAAGTTAAATTCTATAACGTTGCTCCAGCATGGTTAAGTGAAAACATAGATAAAATTAACTACTTTGTTTTTTTAAGTCTTCCAAAAGAACCAAAATCAAAATTGGTTTTAACTGCAGAAGCAAATAATATTAATGTTGGTCTTTTTAGATATTAGGAGAAAAATGATAATTAAAAGTTTAAACACAATGGAAAAAATTGTAAACAAAAATAAAAATTTAATTTGGCATGGCTGGGACATTGTTGATTTAAAAGAATCAGAAGTAGCAAAAACTTCCCCAATGGGTATTAGAATAAAAGATAAATGGTATTTACATAGAATTTATAAGCCTACTCGCATTGGCTGGGACATACCAAATAAGTACAAGGATTAATTTTGAAACAGCATTTATGGAAAGATCAAGCCTTATGCTTGGGAATGGACAACAATGCATTCTTTGATAAATACGAAGATTATGAAGAATCTAGAAAAGATATTGATGCACTTTGCAAACAATGCCCAGTAAAAAAAATATGTTTTGCCAACGGGGTCTCTGGAAAAGAATGGGGAGTCTGGGGTGGTGTTTATTTAGAGGGTGGAGAAGTTTCAAGAGAATTTAATAAGCATAAAACTAAAAAAGACTGGTATGAAACTTGGCAGTCTTTAACTATGGAATAAAATGTATACAGACTCTATGCGTAAGGCTGTACATTCAATTATTCCTCCAAAAGGATTTGGGGTAGAAATTATTGACAATGATCACTTTCTTACTGTAAAATTAGATGAAAAAAAGTTTTTACGTATGGCACATGATGATAAAATATCGGCACTTCAATATGTTGTAAAACTTAAAAAAGCATTAGAGCATTGTGGAGCAATTGTTTTAATAACCAGGGAGGCACTTAAATAATTAAAGAATTGTTTAAAATTATTTTTTGTAAAATTAAAGGTCATATCCTAGTTACTGCTGGAGCATGTCCATTTACTGGAAAAAATTATAACGCCTGTACAAGATGTGGAGCAATGATAGCAATATGAAAAAAAAGACAAAAATATTAATACTGATAACATTATCTTTCTTGACTGCCGTAACACTTTGGGCAGCATCTAATTTAAAAAAAATATCTGAATTAGATATTTTTGATGTAGAAAAAGACTAATGCAAACCTTTCTACCTTACAAAGATTATAATCAGTGTGCGGAAATACTAGACAATAAACGATTAAATAAACAGATACTTGAAACCTATCAGATACTCAAGGTTTTATCTGGCAGATCTACTTCAGGGGCATGGCGAAATCACCCAGCAGTCTTGATGTGGAAAGGTGCTGAGCACTCACTAAGAGCATACGTAAAGGCCATGATTACAGAGGCTACCTTGAGGGGTATTAAGACAGACAAGAACCAGGCCAATATAGAGGCTCTAGAAGCCCTTTCTGGCCCTATCTGGGGTACTGCTAAGCCTCTATGGAATAGTGCATCTCACGTAAATCGTGTTAATATCACTCATAGGACTAATCTATATCGTAAAGATCCTACATACTATGCTGAGTTTTATATTGATACAAAAAGTGAATATAACAAGCCTTGTTGTGATAAGTGTTTATATTATTGGGTAACTCATGCCATTAGGGATAGAGTACAATAGTTATTATGGAAATGATGTTTGTTATATTTTTTGCCACCCTGTCTTTTTCCTTTGGCATAGCCTATTGGTCTACTTTTGATAAACTAAAAAAATCTAATCTTTTAATGGCTGAACTTTTTATAAAAAACAAAGCGCTTGAAGAATTAGCCTTCCAGGTAAAAAGCGGTATAGGTACATCCGATGATCTAATTCATAAAGAAAACTTTATTAAATTCCTTTCTGATTCTAGGGATTGGGCTTTTGAGTATATTGAGCAGTCACAAAAAACAATTAAAGAGGTTTCAGAAGAACTTAAAAATAAAGGTTTGGACAACTATTCTGAAAAACTTTTAGAACTTTTACCAAAAATGGGTCAAGAAAAAGAATAACATGAGAGATATTTTGCTATCAGTCATTACAGGTTTTGGATGCGGTGTCGTGTTCGCAGCATTCAAATTGCCAGTACCAGCACCACCAGTTTTTGCGGGAGTCGCAGGAATTATTGGTTTGTGGATTGGCTATAAAACACTAACACAAATTATATCCTAGGAGGAATAATGAATAACTTACTAAACGATAATACAAAGGCAATGCTTGCATCATACGGACGATCTGTTCTTGGTGCTGTAATTGCACTTTACATGGCTGGCGTAACAGATCCAAAAGATCTATGGGCTGCATTAATTGCTGCTTTAGCGCCCGTTGCATTGAGAGCGTTGAATCCAAATGACAAGGCGTTTGGCATACTGCCAGATACTGGTGCTATTTCGGATGCACTTAGCAAGATCGCACCTGCTAAGAAGGCTCCAGCAAAAAAGAAGGCTGCTAAGAAAAAGTAGTTTGTTTCTAATAAAGGGGGCAAACTTAAAACCTTGCCCTCTTTATTTTTTTATATCAGGAGAATTATGGACTTTGTGTATATATGTAAAGAAGGCATTAACGAAGAGTTAAAATATTCTATTAGATCTGTTGTTGAAAGTTTTCCAGACTCAAACATATGGGTAGTTGGTGGTAAGCCTGATTGGTATGTGGGTAATTACATAAAAGTAGAACAAAAAGAATCAAAATATAAAAATGCTGTAGAAAACTTAAAAATAATTTCTACCTCAGATCAGATATCAAAATCATTTGTTTTAATGAATGATGACTTTTATATTATTAAAAAAATAGACAAAATAGAAAATTTTCATGGGGGTTATTTATTAAATAAAATAAATTTATATCAAAAATTAAATGGCAACTCTCAATACACCAGAAAACTTTCAGGCACATATAAAAAACTTAAAGCCTTGGGATTTGAAAACCCTTTAGACTATGAACTTCACGTTCCCATGATTATGGAAAAAGAAAAACTAAAGTTAGTATTAGAACTTTTAGATCAATTTTTATGGAGATCTATTTACGGAAATAAGTTTGATGTCGGTGGCACACAAATGGAGGACGTCAAGGTTTACAACTCTGGACCATTAGTTCTTAAGTCTTATAATTTAAATATAGATGATCATACTTATTTATCTAGTGCAGATAGTTCATTTAATAATATATTTAATAAAATACTTAAAGATAAATTTGACAAAAAAACTAAATTTGAGAAATGAGTTCTAAGTATTTATTTTTTAATATTGCTGGCGTAAAATGGTTAAATCCTAAATCATAGGCTTGTTGTTTATAACTAGTTTTATCAATAATAGACATATACTTATCAATTGTTTGTGCTAACAAAACATTATTTGCTTCAAACAAATTGATTCTAACTTTTGTTCTAATTGTTCCTATAGAATCTGATTCAACTAACCAATCTTGTGGCAAGATCTGATTATTGGGTGAAACATTTGTCATAAAAACGGGGAGACCAGAAAGCAAAGCCTCATTCATTGGCAAACATAGTCCTGCATATCTTCTTGGTAATACCATAGCGTCAAAGCCATTATACAGATCTTCCCTGTTTTCTGGATTGCCAATCTCAATCTTTAGTCTTGAGTCTGTTACATTAGTTACTATTTCACTTTGACTTCTAATAACTAATTCATAATCAGACTTAGAGTGTTTTAACATATTTATTACAGTCTCAGTACCATTTCTATCTTTGGCTGCTTTTTTACCAGCAATGTGTAATAGCCTGTTGTGTGATTTAGAAATGTTATTATTTTTTACAGTTGTAAATAACTCAGGAGTAGTGGGTGGCGGAAGATGAACTACCTTTGTTCTATCTCCAAACATACTTTGAATTGTTTCAATTTGCCATAAACTGGGAGATAGCAAAACAGTCGGTAGTGGAAGTTCTGGGTTTGATAAGTGACCAAACAATTCATAGTTATATTGAAGAATGGTTTTTACACCACGTTTATTTGCAAACCTTACAAAATTTTGATCATAAAAAGTTTCACAACTTAATACAACATCCACATCTCCTAAAAACATTTTTATCTGTTGAACAGATGGAAAACCTTGTGTTTTAATACAACTGTATTGGTCATACCAGTGTGGATGTTGCTTGTTATTATTAAACGGGGTAGAGTCAATTAAAAGAATCTTATCAGGGTTGAGCATATTAACTAACTCTTTAGTCTGATTACCAAGACCAGTATTGTCTGATCTTGCTATGATGCCTAGTCTCATTCTTTATACCCCCAAGTTTCATCGTCTACCGTAAATTTTCGGGTACCTTGACGACCATCTAAGTGATAAGAACGTTTAATACTACCTTCAGGGTGATATATCCAAAGTTTATGCATCTCCCAACCTTCTTGATTAAACACTTCATACGGAGATATATCGTCTTGAATTGCTCCATGAAATGTATCTTCTATAAAAAATTTATCTTTACATCTTGGAAGCACTATATCTTTATAATATTTTTTTCTACTTAGATGTGGTCGTTGACTCCACTGTATTGTTTTCATAAACCCATCTTCTAAACCAAACATTAGGTGTTCGTGATCTTTCGGTATGGATGATTCAAAATGAAAACGAATGGTGTTTGCTTTATTATACTCAAACATGTCTAAGCATTTATCCCAGTCTATTGCTACATCTGGAGTTAATGGGGCATCTCCTTCAATGTAAAGCAATAGCGGTGTTTTAATTTCATTGATTGTTTGACGCATCATGTTAGTTTGATGGCTATGCTCTTTAAATACAAAAGGCAATATGTTTTTATCCTCATGCAAGCATTTCCATAAAATACGATTTTTATATTCATCGTAATCTTTTTTACGGTTTTGTTGTTCTTCTCTAAGACCATCTATTTGCATAATAATTTCGTTGTCTGGAAAGTGAACACGAATATCACTAATTGTTTGCTCTATCATATTTGTACTTGGGTGATCTGGAATTACAGAGGTAGCCATGACAATTGTTATATCTCTTTTATGCATTTACTTGCCTCATTAACTCAATAAAAAGATCCCTTTTATATTTAATCCACCAACAAACAACTTGATGCATATCCGATGTGTAATTGTTTAATAATTCAGGTAGCAATTCAGGAAAGAGTTGCCAATTTTCAAAAGTTTTTATTTTGTGATTACCCTCAAATAAAAAATTAAAAAAGTCTGTGTTTCGCATTCTTGGGTCTAACCTATCCCCTATGGGTAAGCAAAGCATTTCAATTGCTTCATAGAATCTAAATGAATCAACAACCATTGCTCCGCTAGGGCAAGGAACAATCTTTGATAAAAACATTTTATCGTAATATGATTTCGGACTTAAGCCTTCTGCAAAACCAGTAGTTGGATTATAAAAAGAGTTTGGTATCTCAGGCATAACGGTTGCAAGTTCTTGCCTTCTTTGATGAGTTATCTGTCCTGAAAAAAATACATCATACGATTTATCTTGATACTCTGGTAAATTATTTGATAAATGTTGAGGAACACCTAACGCTAATTTATTATATTGTGAATGTTTTCTGTGCGGGTATTGAATCCAAATCTCAATATTATTATGCTCTATCTTATCAACCTTAAAAGTGGCGCTTTCATCTCCAGTAATAAGTAAGACCACCCTATCTATTTTATTTAACTCTTCAGATATTTGATTTTCATAGTCTACATTTTGAGGTCCAGGAATTACAACAAAGGCTCTGTCTGCTTTAGTCAAAGTTGTTACCCTGTCTGGTTTGATATTATTTTTATTAAAAAATTGTTTTAATAGACCGTAATCCCATTTATCAGCAGCACAATCTTCTTGTTTAACTGAATAAAGATATGCTTTAAGATCGTTCATAAAATAAGTGTACCTCATGCTGATAGTCAAGCAAGGTTTCTTTGTAGCCAATACCCTTAATAAATTGTCTTAAATCATACAGATATTCTTTCCAATACATCATCATAAATTCTGGGTGTCCAGATAGCCAAATCTTGGGTCTATGCTCTTTAAGGACCCTCTCAGCCCCTCCTAGGACCCTCCATTCACTACCCTCAACATCAAGGGATATTGCTGTTGGTGGCTTCATTCCTTTTTCATAAACAAGAGTATCAATCTTTGTTTGACCATATTTATCTGCTTCATATTGTAGTTCTTTAAATCCATGTGAAGCCTCAATAGGAGCATCAGCCTCTGGAGGCCATGCATCATAATATATACGTGCAAGTTTATTATCTACATCAGATGCAAAACCAGGAATAGAAGCCAGTGGCATCTCTAAGTTATTTGCACTCCAAAGCAATGGAAAGTGTGACCAAACCTTTGGATTAGGTTCAAATAAAACAACTTCTGATCCCCACATTTGACACAAAGCAGGCATCTCTCCTTCTTCTGCACCAACATAATACATAACATCTCCAGATGAAATGTTTTCTGACATATGTTTTAGCCTTGGCTTTTCCCAACCATGGGGTTGATACCAATCAGGACGTGCTGCACGATGTTCTGGCAATGTAATTTCAAAGTCACCATTTATCGTTACTTTTTTCATTTCGGTCATTTCTGTAACCATTCTATTAGTGATACCTTTGGCATCCATCCAGTTAAATCTTTAAACTTTGCGTTAGACGCAAGGGTTTCTTGCACTTCACCAATTCTTGGCGGGATAAATTTAATATCATTTGAAATCATATTAGCAATATCAAGTATAGAGTAGTTACTTCCATACCCAATGTTATATACTTCCCCAAATCCATTTTCAACTTCAGATGCAAGAATGTTTGCCTGTATTACGTCTGATATGTGAGTAAAATCTCTACGCTGAGATCCATCTCCAACTACTGTCAATGGTTTTGACTCATGATATTGTTTTAAGAATAGTCCTATTACTGGTGCGTACTGACCTTTTAATGGCTGTCTATCTCCATAAACATTAAAGTATCTAAGTGATATTGTTTTTAGTCCATAAAGATTATAGTAAACTCTTGCAAGGTTTTCACCAAAAACTTTAGCAGCAGAGTATGGCGTTAATGGATCAGGTGACTGTGTTTCTTGGTTTGGAAGCAAGGCTTTTTTGCCATAAGAAGATGATGTGCTTGAATAAATTAATCTATCTACATTATTAACCCTACAAAGTTCAAGAACATTGGCTGTTCCTACTGCGTTTGACTGAATAGATTTTTTAGGGTTTAGTATTGCTGGCTGTATTCTTGCATCAGATGCAACGTGAAACACGCAGTCAATATCTTTAAATAATGGTGCAACCAGATCATAATCGCAGATATCATACTTATAGTTTTGTGCTTTATCATTCCAATAGAATTGTTCATGGCACTCTGCAGACTCATTATCAATACAAATAACATCGTGACCAAGACTAATTAACTTATCAACAAGGTTTGACCCAATAAAACCAGCACCACCAGTAACTAAATATTTCATTTTATGTTTAGAGTTTCTAGTATTACAGACCATCTATGAACGTAAGTATGTTCTTTTTTTGTTCTTTCATGCCCATTAAGTCTGATTGCTTCTCTTGATATACCGTCTAATAAATACTTATCTATCTTATTTTTTAGATCTTCAAGGTTGCCGTGTTCATAAAATACAATCTCATTTTCATCCTTGAAGTATTCCTCAAGACCTTTAATGCGAGGGTAGATAGTAAAACCACCACGACCAGTACTCTCAAACAATCTATCACTAGTGTAGTAAGGATAATTAAAATTAATATTTAAACTATCACCTATTGCTATTTTGCTTTTTGCGTAGATACGGTTTAATGCATCTCCACGAACAGTTCCAGTGTCACCATCTCCACCAACATGTAAAAATCTTTTACCATATGTGTTTCTCAAAAAATCTATTAATTCTGGTCGGTATTTATGTTCATGATGATAACCCTTACTACCAACAAATATAATATCATTTTCAAAGTTATGTGGATCATAATCTTCATGGATATAACATTCTTTATCATACACACCAGCAGGTAAAAAGTGTCCTTCTACCTGTGTGTTTTCATTAAACCAATCACACATTAACTTATCTGTAGCAAAAAAGTGACCTATGTTTGTATAGAAATCATCATTTTTTAAATCTTTTTCACGCTCAATACCAAACCACAAATCTAAATGATAGGTCATGGTTGGTATGCCAGCAGCCTTTAATTGTTTTAATACATCTGTCATAGATCTAGATCCTGGAGTTTGCCATCTATGTGTATGCACCCAGATGAATAAATTAGACTTTAGTGCTGCATTTAATATTTCAGCACTACCCGCTTTCTTCTCTTGCAATTTTTGCACCGTATGCCCAAGAGATTCCAAAGATTTAGCATGATGATTCTCACTACTATAAGGCACTTCAAAGTTACCAAGAAATACTATATTAGCCATATTTATCCTTTTATTAAGTTATTTTTAATTTCTTTTATTATATTTTTTTTATGCTTAAGCATTGAATAATAACTTTGCAATTGTCTAGTTTTATTTACTCTATAATCTTTTGCTTTTGTAACGTCTCCTGCATATTTCATAATTTTTTCGCTAGCATAAAATTGTTTAAAAATAATTTTTTCTTCCGTATAGAATTTAATATACTGAAAAATATCTTCTTCTTTAATTTCAAATCTATTGTAATTATTTTTTAAATAAAAAGCAAACTCAGTTGGACGAAACCACTTTCCAATATCAAAAATTCCAGGAATTGGTATGCATCTTTTAGTTATTTCATTATCTTCTAAAAATGGCAGCATCCCTGCAGACATTTTTAAAGAATTTTTCTCAGTAAAAAAAATAAACTGTTGAAAAAATGAAAAAAGTTTTTCTTTTTCTGAACGAACCATTACATGTTTATTGAAAAAGTCTTGATCGTATAAATTAGTAAATGTACCTGTTTGATTATCTTTTATTTCAAAATTATAATCATATATGGATTCTATTGAAAAAACATTTTTCATGTATTCTTTTACTGATGGGCAAAAATTTACTACTGTATTTTTATCTTTTATATTTTTTAAAAATTGTTTATATATTGGCTCAGGCTCTTTAGCCCTTAGCCATTCTTCTTCAATACAGGCCCAATAAACAGTAATTGACATTATATTTTTTCGTTTTCTCCTCTAGCAATTGCAGCAGATGCTTCAAATGCTTTTTGTGTTCTACGGGATTTCAATAATCCTTTTTCTTTCCAAAGCGGAATAGTTGCTTCAATGTCTTTAGCAATTTGTTCTCTTATTTCTTTGACAGTAAAAACAATGAAATTCCACACATCCTGTTTTTGTTTATCTGTAAGTTCTTCGGTCCAGTTAGTCATCTTCTTCTTCAAACCCCTTTAAAGCATTAGAATTTTTAAAACAATTATAACAATCTCCATTAACCAGTCTACCGCCACAGGATTCGCAATACATAATTCTATGATACCAGATCATAGACTGGGTAGGTATCAAACTTGTAATAACGGAATTATTAGTTTAAAACCTTAAAAAACTTGATTGCCAGTGTTTAACAAAATTTTAAGCCTTTATAGACCTACATAATTTGTCAAACTTTTCAACAGAGGAAATCTTTAACTCTACTGATTTTATAACTGCATCTAAATTTTTACTTTGTAATGCTATTTTAGTATTTTGTTCTGAAACAATCCAAGTTTTTACAACATTTTTAATTGCTCCACTTGTAAGTTTTTCTCTTTTAGATAGCATTGCTATGTTTTGAGTAGTTTCTTTTAGCATATCTTCGTCAGTTGCGATGCCAGTAGCCCAATTAAGCATAACTTCAGATTGATATTTTGTTTTAATAAATTTACAAGAATTTTTATTATTCTTAGTATTTAAAGATTTTGTTGTAGCCTCCGCTGAAGATACAGGAATCAATAATGTTAAAAGTACTGCTACTATAGTTATTTTTTTCATATTACTAGTATACCCCACCTATCTTGTTTTGTAAAGTTTTTATTTATTTTTTAAAACTGGATCAAGCCTATCCCAATATCCACTATTATTACCTTGGTATATTTCTCCAGTTTCTTTATCTATAAGCATCCACTTTTCAGGACATCTTGTGTGAACTACTAAATCTATTGGCCTGGTAAGTTCCTTTATTTTTTTTTGTTTTCTCATTTATGTGTTTTCATATGATTATAAATAGTTTGATGTGCCATTGTTGACCTCACCTGTATTTCCTTACTACATGTTTCACAAATAACAAATTTATTGGCTGACATACAATTCAGTATATCAAATTTATAACGGTATGTCAATACGTAATATAAAATTTAATCGTATTGTTTTTTTGTCCAAAATGTTTTTTTATACCATCCTTTAAAAACACTACTAGCAGAATCACTATGACTCTTTCCAATTTCTACCAGACCTTTTGTTTTTTCTGAGTTCCAGTCTTCTTGGCGAAACGGTATTAGTTGTGCTATTGGCGTTCCTTGCTCAATGAGTCCTGTAAATCCCTCTTTAAGGTAAAATGGAACATTTCCATCTTCGCTTAATACCAATCCTCCATCAAGCACTGCACTTAAAGTTGTAAATGGAAGATCGTGTCTATTTAGTGGATGAGTAAATAAAATACTATATCCTTTTGGAACGCCATAGGAAACTCCTGGGTGCCAAACAAATTCTGTAGGATAATGACCAATTGGAACAAGTTTTTCACTTGCTACATTATTTCTGACATTTGGTGTGCCTTTTGCACCTTTTGGCCATAAAATAAATGGAACCCCGTCTCTTATTTCAACATATAGATCAAAAGGAAGGGTCATTACGTAGCCAATAGTTAATGAATCTAAAAATGGTACACATAATTTAACTGTTGACCTAATATTAAAATCATCACTAAACATTACATCATCATAATATTGTGGTATTTTTTTATACCAATCTGGTACAACTTTTTTTGTTGGAACTATTGAGTTTGGATAAGTTGGAACGGCAGACTCATATCTTAAAATTGGTTTTTGTTTTTTATTAAAAATACTTTTTTTAAACATGTCTTCTCCATTTTATCATATATGTTTGTATATTAATCTTACCATTTTTTTGCGATATAAGCAAATGAGCAGTTTTTTACAGTCGTGCTCAGGACTATCCCAGTTATTTAATGTCGCTGTCTCCCCCGACATATCTGCGACTCCACGGTGAGGTGGTGCAGAAGACAATGTTATCATAATTTTAAAAAACAAAAGTTTGGCGCAAAATAGAAGTAAAAACCTTATTGTGCTCTACGAAAGCACTATTGGTTAATATCCTCTACCTTTTTCATTATACGTTTAACCATATCCTCTCTTTCTTGAAGTGATAAGTTAACACCTGTATCTATTTCTGTCATTGAGATGGCTAAATCAACTAAATCTTTCATTGTTCTCCTTACAGTCAGGGCATTGCTTAGTAGGCCTATCTGTCCTATCTGGCACGGTAAAAATAGATCCACAATCAAAACAAAGAACTTTAGTCATCTGACTCCTTTTTCCACTGTTCTTCCCATAACCCCATAAGAGACTTATTGCCTACATCATTAAAATAATAAAGGTTTTTCTTTGCATTATATGTCCATCCATACCAAAGATCATTTTCAATCCAAGTAAGGTTTGTAGGTCTTTCATTTCTGGCTTCTATAATCATTTGATCAAAGTGGTATTTCATTTACAGGTTCCTTTGACCAGTGGATATATGACCTAATGTAAACTACTGCATAGGCAAGGGCGGAAAATATAAAACCATATTGGTTTGTTATTATTGCATAGGCTATCCATAAGCATTCATTAAATAATAAAACAAACCATCCCCATTTATCTTTTCGGCCGACAAAATATATGCCTGCAACACCGATAACCGCTAATACCCATGACCACCACATATACTTATTGTATCAAAGTTTGGCGGTAAAGGCAAGGCGCAAAATAGAACTATCAAACCTTATCCTGCCCAACATGGGCACTATCGGTTAGTATCCTAAAATCGGCGGGTATACAAAGAATGTCGTAATACCCCTAGTGTAATAACAAACCATGTATTCCAGATATCCCCCATATCCCAGATACAAAGGTTTGACCAATGTGTCCAATAACACTGGTTTGATATGGACAATATGGAGCCAGAGAGATGGTTTGATACCCTGCGATTATTTAAATTTTTTCTTAGA